TTTCTTTCTTTCTTTCTTTCTTTCTTTCTTTCTTGGTCTATCATCTAGTTTCATAAGGGCATCTAAAACACAATACTTACAAAAATCCCCATCATTCCAAACGCCATTTTTTCCAATTATAACTTCAACATAAAGTGTTGTATTGTTTTTTCCTACTAATTTAGTCTTCGGTCTTGATCCTTTTATGTAATTGTTGTTAGGTATTTCCTTCCCACAAATGTCACAGAATCTTTTTATCATTTTTGTTCTCCTTTTGGCACTTCTTATGATTTAACCCGAACCATTCGGGCATAAAAATGTTTCCCTATTAATAATTCGATTGGATAAAAAGGACGATTTCGATGCAATACTCCTACTTCGAGTTTAAAGTTATTTTCATCAAACCATTTGAGCCATTCATATAATTGAGCTTCAGCTTTTTCTCCACGGCCAAGAACGGCAACACAAGGATGTTTGTGATAGGCATCCGGTGGTATCCAAACATCTCCATTCTTATCCAATCGATCCCATGTTTCTTCATCATACCATTCATAATCAGGGTAACATCCATTATATGCAATTACTCCTACACATTCTCGCCCAAATCCAACTTCTCCATTAAGTTCTAAGCGAAGGTTATTTTTATTACACCAATCTATCATCCATTTGATTTTTTCTTCGTGATCCATATCTCTCCCAGATCGCTTCTCGGTGTTCATTCCCTATTCCTCATATTTTTTGTTTAAAACCTCAAATCAGGGTAATCTTTCATTCCATTTTCGAACCATCTTTTCCATTCTTTAGCCCAATCAGGGCGATATTCAGAAGGATGAAGTAAAACCATTTCCGGGTTCTCGTCATAACAATTGAAGATAGGACATCTATAACATAGACCACCTTGGAAGGGAGGTTCTTTTTTGCCTGGGCAATCTTTTGGGCATTTAGTAGGAAATTCTTCTCCGCCGATTATTATGGTTTCTTTTTTAGATCTCATCTTGTAGCCTCTTCATAACACTTATTACTTTCTTGCCCTCTAACGGTGAAGGCAACTTATTATATCTCTCCCAAAATTCTTTTTGTTCTGTTTCATTCATCGGTTCAATATCGAATTCTCCTATGTGGGTTTTATCTTTATCATATTTATCGTCCCAAAAACGTGGATCCGTGCATTTTTTCATGAGATATGGTTTTAATGCTTTAAGAGCATTAGGGATCATGTGAGTCATTATGCCTTTTATTCCTACCAAGTATTCAATGTCTAGGTAAACATGAGACATATCTGTGTGAAGAATTCCAGTTGTGAGATTGCGTAATCTTTGAATGTCCATTTTGGTTTCCTTCTTTTTTATCTAAGATTATTGTAATGCCTACGAAGCGTTATTAATTGTTTCTTTTTCTTTATTTATCACTTTCCCCTTATTTTTATTTAGGAACTAAACAATATATTCCTCAAGTATTATCACATTTTCCATACTTTTTTCTAATCCTTCTTCCCAACCCTCCCATTTTTCTGCCCATTCTTTTAATGCAAAGTGGATTTCTGCTATTATTCTTTTTGCTTCTGGTTCTGAGGGTGTTTTGGTTATTACTATTCTGTTATCTTTTTCGCTTTCCATTCCTTGTAGGTATATGCTTTTATCTTCATAAGACAACCACGGGCCAATTGTGCTATATATACTCCACCCGTTTGAGGCTAGGAATTGTTTATACCCACTGTATTCATTGTTACGTCTAAATCTTTCATCCATTTCTAGGATTTTAAACAGGATACGGTTGTTGTAGTTAACTAAATGATAACGTAATTTTGGAGTTTTCATTTTATAAATCCTTAAAGAGTAATTTACTTTATTTTAAAATCTCTCCAAAGTTTCTCAAGTTTAGATACTAGTTCACTTGGAATATAACCATGACCATAACCATCTTGGGTAAAATAATGACATAAAGTAGGCTGTTCATTTTCGTCGTTTATCATATAAACAATATTTCCATGGTATTCCTTTTTGTATTTTCCTGTTTTTGGATCGGGGTCTAGGTTTATTCCGTCTAGTGAACAGATTAATTTTAGTACCTTTAAATCTTTTATAAAATTCATTTCTAATTCTAATCCTCCATAAAAGGATCCCAGGATTTTACTTCATAAAGTGTGTTTCTTAAATCTTCTACTAATTGCTCATTATTAGCAGTACACAAAGGCATATAAGAGCAATCTTTAAAATAAGCTCTACAATTCCAATCCTTGCGCCAAAAGGAGTTTTTTCTACAAGAGTTTATTTGATTTATTATATCTATGGTAGATTTTTTCCATTCATTAAGAGCAAAAGTAGGATAGCTTCCTTGAAGTTTTATTAAATGCTTCCCAGGATCAAAACGTTTGCTTATGCCTAGGATGTCTAGGGATACTTTTATTTTATCTAATGTCCTTCCAGTAAAGGCTTGGATTAAGAAAGTATAACCCATAAGTTGAGGATTAGGGTTTATTGTGAAGTTATTAACATATTGAGAAGTTTTGTGGTCTGTGATTATTATGTAATCATTGTTTTCAGTTACTAGGTCTATTTTTCCTGCAAAGAAAACTCCAGGTGCGAGTTCTTCCATTAAAGGGAGTTCTACATAAGAAATTTTTTCATTTAAAGTATGATATTTGTCAAAATAAGCAGTTAAAAGAGAAGAACCGAAGATTAAAGTATAGATAGGATTTTTGTTCCTATCAGTTGGCTGTTCTTCAAAAGGAGCAAAGTTAGATTGGAATATTTGTATTGATTTTTCATTTTTGTTAGGATCATTTGAAGAATACCAAAATTCTAATGCTTTATGAATTGCTCGACCGAATTCTAGTTTGTAGGTTTCTTCGCTTTTTCTTGTTAAGCCTAGTTCATGGCGGTTGTAGTAATAAAACTGACATCTTCTGAAGTTGTTAAGCATTGAGTTATCATAGACGTAGATGTTTTGTTCACGAAGCTTTTTGAGAACTTCTTTTTTTGAGGCTTTTTCTAAGAGCATTTAGATACCTTTCTAAGTTTAAGTTTAATTATATTTTAAAAGGAAGCTCTTCACATTGAAAACCAGCAGCTCCTTTATGACCTCCACCGCCGAAAGATTTAGCTATTTTACCACAATCTATGTTTTCTTTTGTAGAATACAAAGAAACAGTCCATTTGTTAGCTGGAAGTCTTAAGCGAACAAAAGTAATCATAAGATCGTGCTTTTCCGGATCGTAAACTGAATTGAAGAGTTTAGAATTAGCAAGACCTTTATTTGCACAAATTGCTTTTAGACCATTTAATTCTGTTTCAAAAGCGTAACGGTTACAGAATTTTTCATTTTGTGTTTCTTCGTACTCTATGAGTAATTTACCATTTTTCATTATTTTATTATAAAGTGTTGGATTATTGTCAAATAAATCATGCCATAACGCTTGGTTATCAGGAAGCGTATTTTTAATGTTCCTCATTCCGTATTGAAAGGGAAGTACATAAGGACTACTATGATCCCAAACATCATATCTTCCAAGCAGATAAATTACATCTGGTGTTAAGGCATATTTGCTATGAACATATTCCCAGGTAAGTTCACATCCAGCTTTGTCTATAGCAAGTAGTTGGCCACCAGAAGCCAAAAAACCTCTTTTATGTGCTTCATCTAAAGCTGTTTTATGATGGTCAATCCAATGTAGTTTACATATGTTATTAAGTTTTTCCATATCTTCAAATGGTTGTAAAGTAAAATCAACCATGAAAACTTTTTCATCCTTTACAATTCTATTCCATGGAAATTTATCTCCATAATTAATTCCGAACATTTCACAATCTGGATATGCGTGTTTTATAATAGCTCCTGAACAGTGACCATCAAGATCTGCTGAATGATAGAAGCATTTCATTTTTTATTCTCCCTTCTGTTGTTTTCTGACTTTGGACGTTCGTCTATTAGATTCTTTGGATCTATTGAGATGATTCCATTACATAAGTAAAGATCGTATGAAATAATAATTGGTTCTACTGGTGTTTCATTAATATATTTAATCTTTTCCGGTTCTATGTAAAAATTAGGACACCAATCTCCGCAAGGAGCAAGAGAATAAAATGGAGAGGTATAAACAACGGAATAAGTATAAGTATGGGGATCTTGAACATAAACATGGGAATAATCCTGGTTTTGACACTCGAAATAGTCCCCACAGTAAAGATTTGTTATTTTTATTCCCTGCTTACATAATTGAAGTTTGAATTTCCCCGCCCGCTCTATGTGAAGAAAGCCATTTTTATCTATTTTTATTTTCATTTTAATTATCCTTCTAAACGTTCATCTATAAGTTCTTCGGGCTTAAGAATATACAAAATGTTGCATATATTTACTATGATACAATCATCTTCAGTTTTATTTGGCTCTATAAAACTAGGACACCAATCTCCGCATTGTTTAAAGTCAAATGATAGCACAAGTGTAGAATCTGATGGTTGTGTTGAGTTATTAGTTGCTGAATAAAAAACTTTACCCAGTGGATTTATAGCATTTATTATTCCATTTTTACAAAATTGAGCTTTAAACTTCCCTGCTCGTTCTATAAAAAGAAAGCCATTTTTATCTATTTTTATTTTCATTTTTTACCATCCTATCATAAAGCACAACATTAACGGTAGCGGCTAAGTTCATGCACCCATTAGTGGGAATATAAACAATATCCCTACACCAGGGCAAAATCCTGTTTCCTAAGGTTGCATCTTCAGCCCCGAATACATAAAAAGCTCTTTTGGGGTGCTCATATTCGGGCAGCGGGATACCTTCATCAATTAATTCAATAGCGACGGGAACACAATCATAGGGCAAAACCGAATGGAGGTCATCAACACGCAAGAAAGGAATACGTTGATAGTGTTTCATTGCATCAGTAAGGGTCCATCCGATACGTCTACCACTAATTACTAACATTGCAGCATTGAAAACACCAACCGCTCGCATTGCTGCGCCAACGTTGTTTTTATTTTTTGGATTGTCTAATGCTATTATTGCGTAGCCCATTTTGAATCTTAGTTAATGATTATCATTTAGATATTTTATTTTTGTTTTTCATTTTTCTTGATCCATCTTCCTTTCTTATCTCTTGGCCAGTTTTTTCTTTCATCTTTCATTATTTTGTATAGATATTCTTTATATCCATTTAGCTGAAAATTATTCTCCACCAATTATTATAGTTTCCATTTTAATTCCCTTTCCTTCTGAAGAAAGTTAATACTCCAACATCTCCCTTGCCCTTTTCTTCACGGTTCGCAGTTGGTAAACCGTGCAAGGACAAGATTCAAGTTTTTTAGATCTCGGGAACCATGAAAAACAAACATTGCATTGGACACTCGCCCCGAATCCAAGGCTTGTATTTAAAGGACATTTACGACGCTGGATCTCTGGCGGTTGTTTGAGCCACTTTTTTACTGCTCTTTTTTCTCCTTCACTGAGCCCAACTTTATCCAAGCCCAATGTCTTCAAAGTTCTCCGTCCCATTTGAGGGCCTCTATGTTATTTTCATTTTTTAACTCCTAGATTATTCTAAGGTTATTCTAAAACCTCTTATAATCTAAGCCAACGAGACCATAAATAATCCATTACGCATCCACCACCAAGAGTAAAGATCCCACCAAAATACTCCCTGATACCATTTTCCACCTATTAAACAAGTATCCTTTTCGCACCAACCGAGATGTATTAATTGAATCTCGAAAGTGGAAGGATGCTCTCCTTCGGTTTTCATCTCGAATGGAATAATTTTCATGCTAGTTCTCCTAGTTATTATTATATTATATAGTTATTTACTACTTTAGCGCATAACTCCTCGTTTTTCTCGTAAAAGTTCTAAAATAACTTTCCTCATAAGTTCTTTTTCTAAGGCTTTTTTCTTAGAAGAAGATCTTTTTTTCTTTTTAACATTTAAATGCTCGAAATCTGTTGTACGTTCTTTTTCTAAAGCCGCATCAAGAGAAGAAGAAGTTAAAGGATAAAGATTAATTAAATCCTCAGGAGTTTTTCCTGTAGGGATTACATGATTCTTTGGAGCAAGAAAAGAATTATCTTCATCTGAGTCTAGGAATTTTAGCTTGTAGTTATTGTTTATTTCTTCAATTACAAGAACACAATAACCTCTTTTTTCAGGTGGGTCTAGTAAAATGCCTAATTCTCCTTTTCTAGCAAAGCGTTTTATAGGAGAATAAAGCAAAGGATTGTAAGGTTTTAGTCTTGTTTTTGATTTTTGCATTTTAGTTAGGATTCTAATTAGGGTTAAAGAATTTTTCTATTAAGATATTTTTAATAATATGATAAGCAAGAAAAAGAAATAATCCAAGAGAAAAAAATTTGAGAAAAAGAATAAAATCAAGCTCGTGGTTTGTTAAAAGCATAATTAGTAAAGAAGCTAAAGCTATGTCTAAGATCCATAGGCATTGAGATAGGAGCTTAAATAAGAGTTTCATTTATTGAGTTGTTCCTTTCATAGTAATTGATAATGTGTATGATAAGTTATTTCTTGTTAAAATCCTTCTTAAGAACAAACCCCTTCCAGGCTATGGAATGCTTAGATAAGTATCTTAAAATAAGCACTAGGCCTTTCATCAAGAGTTTGTTCCAGGTGTCTCTCCAAGCGGGCGCTACTTATCATAGAGACTACCCAGGGGAGCAAAAAGTAGAAAACCAAGCAAGGTTTAAGATTTAGATCTTATTCTTATTTCTGGAATATCTTTTGTTATTTCCATAACAGCAGTTTCTATTCCTTTTAACAAAAGCGTTGATAACACATTACTTATTGCTTGATACATTCTTTTTATGCTAGTTTTATTCAGAAGTTTTTCCATTTTTTCTATTTCTTCTGTTATATACTTAGGAATAGATACTTCTAAAAGGATCTTCTCTTGTTCATTAAGTTTAGAAGAGTTTTCTTTTGTTAATCTTAAAGCATCACTTACTATGAAAGCTAGGAAACTTATTTCTAAATTTTCAGTAGAGAAGTTTATATCTTTAAGCAAGGTTTTTGTATCTTTAGGAGTGATTTTTTTCACTGAGAGCTCCTTTAGGAAAAAGATAATTGTTTTATGAAATATTCTAAGTGATTTATTTTTTCTTTAAAAGGCTTAAGGTGCATAGTTTCAGGAGAGGTTTTGAAGATTTTTACTACAGGCAAGAGTAAGTTTAGCTTATTTACTCCTGTTTGGGAGATTTTTAAATAAGCCCGAGTTGAGGTAAGGAAAGGAGTTAAGAGTAGTAAGAACTCATAACTTAGTTTAGAAATTAAATATTTAATTGTAGTATTTATCGGAGGATGGAAATTCATACAATTTCTACAAAATAATGGATAAGTCATATAATTAAGACAATCTTTGTTTTTGTGAATATTAATAAGCTCGTCAAAAAATAAAGTTTTAAGATCTTCTAAAGATTTACCTAAAAATGGCAAGGTGGAAGTTAAGTTTTTATTTAAGTTTTCTCTTTTTGGAAGTTTTATTATAAGATCATTTGCTTGATTCAAAAGGCCTGCTAAGTTTGTAAAGGTTTTTCTTTGTGTTTGAGCTATTTCTTCTAGTTCAATTAGAGTTAAATTATAACTAGGATCAAAGGATTTTTTCTTCATGCAATCATCAAGAATTGAGTACATAAAGCTAAAAACTATTTCAAGATATATTTTAGAAGTTTTATTAGCTCTTGCTTTTAGGATTTCTTCTTGAAGAGAGAGGTTAGATTTAAATACTTCTATGGTTTCTATTATTTCTTTTTGCTCTTTTTCCATTTTTTGTTCTTTCATTTTTTTCCTCTTTTTCTTCTTCTTCTTCCATTACATCTTCAGGATCGGTTAAATAAAACCAATCTTCTTGTTCTTCTTCATTGAAACAAATATCCAATGGGTCTTTTGGTTCTAAGGTAGCAAAAAAGGATTTTCCATTTTGAGTGAAGAAGTTAAAAAGACTTAGCATTTGCGCCCCTTTCATTAGATTTAAGGTTAAGGTTAAGATTGGAATCTAAAAAAGAAAGGTTTTTTTATTTTTTATTTTTTAGCTTTTTAACTTTTTCTTACTTCTTAGCTAAACTTCTTGCTCCAAGATCCCAAGCTCTGCTAGCTTAGCAACAACCTTAGGATCGTTTTTTATTTTTTCTTCTATTTTTTTGAGAAAACTCTCAGGAGAGGATTTTTCAAGAGGAGCTTTTTTATAGGAAGGTTTTTTCTTTAGCTTTATTATCTGATCTGGAATAGCATTAGCAACAAGAGTTGAGAACTCTTCATCTAGGGAATTTAATTTTTCCCTGTAGGCTTCTATTTTTTTGAAGCAATTTTTTATTGCTTCTTTTAATTCTTGTTTTTCTTTAAGGATCTCATTCATCCTTGTGCGTTGTTGTTTTATTATTAAGTGTTCTTTTTGATTTAGTGTAAGAGGCATTTTTCTTACCTTTTGTTAAGAGGTTTTAGAAGGGGAGTTTTCGTTTTTCCATTTTATGCTACAAGGTGTAAAGTTTGGCGTATTATAGCATGAAATGGAATAAATGTCAAGTGGGAAATTCATTAAGGATTCTAATAAGTTAGGGAGAAGACTATAGGTCATAACTACTTAATAGCTACATTATAGTTACATTATAGCTATTAATTTATGTTTAAATTCTCAAATAAATAGGCATATCCTTCTTGTTTAATTGCTTAACCTTCCCATTCGGATAACAAATAACTACTTCAGTTATAACCTCAACTTCTTCTGCACATACAGTTGAGATACATTCCCCCATAGATATAGTAGCTTTACTTCTTTCATAAAACACGGAATAATTGTTATAAAAATCATCTAACAATGCTGGATTACCTATTGCTAACGGTCGAATTATTTTTCCTTTTAGTTTTACAAGAAGTATCTTAACAGGGGAATTATGACGTTTTGCGTAACGTTTGGCTATGCCTGTGGTTGTAAACGGATCATTATAACAAAAAATCCCCATAGTTCCTTTGAGTGCTTTTGTTGTTTTTCCTTTTAAATAACGCTTGACATACTTTTTCGGCATGCAGTCCTTTAGTAATGAATAATGGCCTTTTGAGACTAATTTGTAAGCATAAATTTCTTGTTCTTTTTTCATTTTTAGTTCTCCTTTGTTATTTCAAGAGGTTAGCAAGATACCTATTTAGGCGTAGCTACATTATAACTATTTTTTCGAGTTTTTAATTTTTCACCTATTATCTTATTACCTCTTTACCATTCCTAAACACTTTAACAATTTCAACTGGCCTAACTGCATCTACTACATAAGTCCCAGTAAAACTTTGAAAATCTTTTATTGGGTATCTTATGTTGGAACATTGGCATGTAAGTAGTTTCTTTATATGATCAGTGTAGAATTGTTCAACCTTATCAACAGGGCCAATACTTATTGGTATGTAAATATTTCCTATTATTTCTACCATTAGAATTTTAGTTATCTTACTATCTGCTAAACTCCATAACTTAGCTGGTTGGATTGCTTGTTTTTCTGTAGCATAAATAAAAGTCCCAAGGGTATTTTTAGGAGCCCTAGTTATTTTGTTTAATAAGTATCTTTTTCTGTAGTTTTTTGGATAACATTTCTTATATAGAGAATAATGTCCTGCCGAAACTACTTTATAAGCTATTTTACCTTTCATTTTTTATCTTCCTTTCTTTTTTGTTTCTTTTCCATTTTCAAATACATGTAAAACTTCAATAGGTTTAATCACATCTGCCAAGTGGGTATCCAAGCGAGAAGAAAAATCATTAACCCAAAATCTTACATATTTGATTTTATATTTTTTGTAAAATTCTTCTAAATCATCAACAAACCCAACCCTAATTGGTATGTAAATATCACCAAGCACTTCTACTCTTAGGACTTTTGTTATTGTATTTTCGGTAGACGATCTTACTTTAGCTTTATGGATTGCTTCCTTTAATGTTTTATGGATAAAAATTCCCATACTATTTTTAGGTGCTTTTGTTATTTTATTTAATAAATACCTTTTTCTATACTTTTTAGGATAAGAACAATTGCGTATTGAATAATGGCCCTTAGATACTACCTTATAAGCTATTTTTCTTTCCATTTCTTATTTTCCTTTCTTCAAAAAGTAACTCACTAAGAACAAAATTTTCTCGACTATTTAATGGCTTTGAGTTTTTATATCTATTTAATCTTCTTTTAAGAATAAAAATTCTTAACTTTCTAAAACCTTCTTCAAAAGATTTATTAGGTAAGAAAAAGTTTTTTTGTGTCCAACATTTATTACATTCAGGACATACTAAAATGCCACTTATTTCACTTAAAGGAATCTTTTCACTTCTAGGAAAGACATTTTTTATGTAAGGTTTCTTGTAAATATAACTTTCACATATTTGACATTTATTAGCATCTCTTAGTTTTATTAATGCTTCTATGGCCCATTTAGGTTTAGCTAGGGATCTAGACGTGAAAAGATAAATACTTACTCTTCTATCACAAGCGAATCTTCCGAAGGTTTTTAGCTTGTAGATAGAAGCAAATTCCAGAGAAGTTTTATCTTTTTCTTTTTCATATTGGATTTTGTTATAAGCTGATTTGTTTTTGGTTGAGATTATGGAAGGTTTTAATGGTTTAGGTTTTTGCTTATTTTCATTTTTAGTAAGGTTTTTAGGTTTTTTTTCTTTTTCTTTTTCTTTTAAGACTTGTTTTATAGATTTTTTAGGTTTTAGCAAGTTTAGAAGATCGTCTTGGTTGTTATTAGTTGTGTTCATTTTAAGGGCTCCTTTGATGAAGTAATAAATAGTTATTTAATTATAAGTATAAGGCTCAATAAAGTCTTTGTAATATTCTTTTTGTATTTCATATTCTGGCAAAGAAGTAAAAAATTCTCTTAAATAAGGAGTTAAAAGTTTAAATGTTCTATTGTCAAGTTTTAAATTTATGGGCTCAAAGAAAAAATCCCCATCTGGTAAAGGAATTACTTTTACTGAACCGAGATAAAAATCATGGAAATTTCTTAACCAAAAAGGCACATTTTTTGCTAAAGGTGAATTTATAAAAACACCTATTTCATAAAAATGTGTTTCTGGATATGGGTTTTTTAGCTTTTCTTCTTTGAAGTTTTTTCTATTAGATATGAATCTTATCTTGAAATGGCAATTTTTTACTTCTTCTTTTGTTAAGGAAAAGAATGTTATCATTTTTAGGCTCCTTTCTTAATCAAGATCTTAATTAAGATTTGTCAAAATTATTTCCCCTGATTTTATTTTTTCTTTTGCTTCTTTATTGGTTAAGTTTAGGAAAAGGTTTCTTATTTTGGAAGTTGTTTTTGAGTAGTTATAGTAATACTTATCTAAGAATATTTTACCCTCATAAATGGCACTTATTATTTTTCCATAGTGTAACAAATAAGTAGTTTCATTTGTTGTTATTATGAAAGCATTTTTTATAGGGTTTCCTTTTTTATTATAAAGAAAAGAAATTTGCATGTTTAATCTAGGTGGAATTTCTCTTCTTATTTCAGTTGGTCCTTTTGTTGTCATTCCTACAGGCATAGTCCAATAATCAGAGCCTTCACTTGAGAATCTAATAACCACGGTTTCATTACACAAATAAACATTCATCGGAGGTTTATCTGCAAAAGGTGTAAACCATCCTACCCATTTACAGATTGGACAGTCATGTTTATAAGGTTCCAGGACTTCTATTTTACAGGTTGTTTTTTCGTTTTTATTTTTCATTCTTTTTGCTCCTTTCTTTTAGTTTTCTTTTAGTTTTCTTTTAGTTTATAATTTCCAAAATGGTAAATTCTTCACAAATGCCTATATCTAATTTACATTTAGGACCAAAAATGATCTCTGCTTGGCATAGACGATAAATGCAGTTTTTGTATTTTATTTTAGTAATCACTCTTTCTTTGCTTAGCTTTGGAAAAAGTTCATTCCATCTTTTAAATGCTTTCCAAGTATCGGAAAGATTAAAGAAAAAAGACAATCCTTGGTCTTGAGGCGGGTAATAATCGTATAAATCATCAACAGTTTCTAGATTTAGAATTTTTGCTCTATGTTCTTTATCAAAGGTTATTTTTATATTTTTGTAACCTAATTGGCATTTACGTTTGTTGGTTACTTTATTTATTCTTAAATCAACCGAAAGTAAGGGTCTTATATTTAGCGTGGAGAAAATCTTATAGCCATATCCTGATTTTTTGTACGGATTTTTTAGAGAGCCTTTTATTTCCATTTTTTCTTTGGCTCCTTTCTTTTTATTTTTAATTTTATTTTTCTATAATTTCACGCCTAATAGGCATAACAAATCCTATTGTTCCATAACTGCCATGAAATACTTCAATCATAGCATTAGGATCTTTTTCTTGTTGTAAAAAAGAGACATTTTTTCTAGTCAGTTTTTTAAATAAATAATAAAATAACTGGAAGTATTTTTCCTGAAGATAAGTTTTCTGTAAAATGGAAGATTGCAGGATTCTAAGCGGACGATATTCTTGACTTGGATTATCTAAATCAGGTTCTTGATATAAGCAAGAAGTAACAACAAGGGTTTTTCTCTTTGAGTGCATTATTTTCCAGTTCAAAATTGTATTATCATTTACTTTAGGTATGAATTTGCATTCATAGTGCCTTTCTGGTAATTGTTTCCATGAAAAAACGGTATTTCTAAAAAATGGTTTCAAAGCAAAATTAAAATCAGGATTATCGTTTTTGTTTTCTAGAACTTTAATTAGATTTTTTCTTACATTGTAGTTATTCCTTCTATCAGTAGAATCAATGGAAAGTATTTTGTTTTTTATTGCTTCTTTTATGATCCATCTTTTGATTATAAACTTTTTATCTGAAACCCATTCAGAGTAAATAAAAAGTTCATCTTCATACGTAATTTTCATCCTAAGATGATTTTTTCTTGTTTTCGTAATTTCCATTTTTTGGCTCCTTTCTTTTTTTCTTTTGGTTTTTAAAAATACTTAACTTGTAATGTGCATAAGAATTTCTTTTTTTATTTTTTCTATTTCCTTTTTTGTAGTGCTTAAGGGTCCGTTTCCAGCAGAAAGAAAATTTTCTAAATAATCTTTTGCACAATTATGCTCTCCTAAGATGGAGCAGTCAAAAATTATTTCCAATGCTTCACACATTTGATCAAGGCCAATGCATTTATATACTAATTCCCGTGATGAAACGATCTTTTCTAAGAGTGTAATTTCATCTTCTGATAGGTCTCTTATGTCACATTTTACGACAATTCCTCTATTTTTAAGGTCTTTCAAAAACAGTAAAGGTTCTGCAATAGGATCATTTTTTGCGTCTTTTTGGTAAATGAAATTTACTTTTTTCATGGATTTATTCCTTTCTTTTCTTATAAAGTAAAGTTTAAAAACTTTTTTCTATCCACCAACAAAAGAACTCTTCTAAATAATTTCTCAAATCATATTTATAATTTAAGTATTGTGAATACTTTCCGTGAAAGTGTAATTTAAAATCTAAAGGTTTCTTCTTTGGAATTATAAGAGAAAAATCTGCATAGCCTTCATAAAAACCATACTCGTCTATGCAGTGGAAGCTATTTTCGCATTTAAAATATTTCCCCTTGTCAGTAATTTCCCAATTACAATCAATGCCACTCCCATGAGGAATGTCAGTAAAAAGTTTCTTATCCTTTTCTTTTACATTGTGAAAATTTAAGTAATTACTCATTTTTCTTTACTCCTTTCTGATTTTTTCTTAGCTTGGGTTTTTTCCATTTTTATGGTTTGCAGGTAAGAAAAATTTTCCTGTATGCCCAAAATGCCATTTTTATCAAAAATTACTATATTACCACGACTTCTATCATAAATAGTATATCTTACATGTCCACCGAATTCATATTCACCAATAGGAACCCATAAATGAGGTTCTTTTGCTTTTTTCCATTCTTCATAGGTCATTTTTATTGCTTCCAGGCCATAAATATGCTCATGGCCTGGAAAAAGCATTTCTAGTTTATAACTTAAAGATTCGTCCATTTTTATTTCCTTTCTAAAGTAAAAAACCTCTTAGCAGTTTTTAGAAAAATTAACTGCTAAGAGGTTTAAGGGTAAGATTAAATTTTTATACATTAAGAAAAATAAGAAAAACTAGATCTCAATCGTGTAGGATTCCGGAACTTGAATGTTCCGCCACTCGTTGAGTTTTTGTTTTAACGCTTTTACTTCATTCTCCGCCCAAGCAATAGCTTCTTGCGGACGGTTAAACAGAGGCGATGTTATGCAATCGTATCTCCTATTATTGTATCCAAGTCTAAAACTCGGATCTGAAGGCGGGATGGTTTCACCTAGAATGCGTGGAAAAATAAATGCGTCTGGATAATCGCCTTGGTCAACAACAGTAATTTTGGCCATGATTTGGCCGGTGGCTTTCTTTTCAAATTCTATTTTCAATTTCATCTTTTGTTCTCCTTTCTTTCTTAAGGTTAAAATGTCCAAACCCGGCCGATGGGATTGTGTGATACTGGGATGCAGTTAATCTGAGAAGTAATACGTTTGTTGTCGATTTTTTCAATCAAATCGTTTTCCCTTTGCTTGGAAGCAACATATTTACTCCCAGCAAAGTTCATTCTGATTGTTTTGAAGCTAGTTTTTGGTTTGCGCCCGAATGTTTTCATTTTCTTTGCTCCTTTCATTTTAAGGTTTTTCTGGTAGGATAAACAATTTTGGTTGTGCTCTAGTGTAACACGGTCCTAGTCCTACTATAGTTGCTGTCTCATTTGAGACAAAATCTTTACCTATGTTAACTATTTTGTTGTCCCTAATAAGCAAAAGGTATCCCCTGCTTAAATCGTCATATAATGTATATTCTTTGTACTTTTCTGTTTCCACCCACAAGTAGGGCCTTTTTTGCTTCTCCCACTCTTGGGGAGGCATTGAAATGGTGGTCCCTTCAAAAAAAAGATGCTCATGTTCTTTGCCGAAATGTTTTTCCAATTCTCTTATAATTTCGTTTTGCATTTTTTACTCCTTTCTTTTTAAAGATTAATTGTATAATCCTCTGGAACCTTCGGCGATCTCGATTCAATCGCCCGTTTGATCTCATTTATTCTTTCTTTCGCCCATGCTTCCGCTTCTTCAGAGGTTAAAAAAAATCCTGAATTTATGTAATACTTTTTATTATGTTTCGTTAATTCGTTAATCCCATTTTTTCGCCAACCTAACCTTTTCAGCCAAACGGCTGTCTCATCAGTTGCAAGTTTACAATAAAGTTTTCTTCCGCATGACCTAAATGTTACGTGAATTTTCATTTTCTTTGCTCCCTTCTTTTTAAGATTAACAAATAATCCCTCATTCCTACTAGCAAACGAAATGCTTGCTAGTAGGATGAAAGATTATTCTTTTTTCTTAGCTTGTTTGAAGGCTATGGAAATAGTAACTTCCACGCCTTCGATGATTTCACTCTTTGAAAAACTTTTCCCTCGCTCATTGATAGATTCAATAAGCGGGGAAATTTTATTTTCTTCCTGATTAAACTTCTCCCATGCAGCAGAGAGAATCTCTTCCGCTGCATGAGCGCTTTTCTCCAGGATGGTTTTTTTCTCATCCTGGAGAAGTTTTAACAATTCCAACTTTTCTTTTGCTGAAAGTTTTTCTAAGTTAATTCCCATTTTTTGCTCCTTTCTTTCTTGAGGTTAATAAAAACAAAAAGGCCCTTAGCAGTTATTAACTAATAACTACTAAGAACCTTACCTTGTTGCTTATTTGATGAATTAAATTTAAAATACATTCGACTTCTCTTTTCTGGATTTTTCTGTATCTTATCTTTTCTTTTTCCAAAAGTCAAGCATTTTTTCAGTTTTTTCTTAGATTCCGGGAAAAAACTGAGCAATTTTTTGTTCGAGGATTCTTAATGATTTCAAGAGGTTACTGACCTAAAGTGTAAAAGTGTGCTTTTTAAGGACTAATAGGGGGTTTATGGCAAAGGGAGTGAGGTAGGGTATGGAAGACTTAGGTATGATTGGGAAGGCTTAAGAAGGAACATAATGGGCTATAAAGGATTAGGAAGGCTCCCTAAGAGTGGAACAAAGCGGCAATAGTGGAATATGAGTAGTAAGTGTACTAATACATACTATATATATATTATTATTATTATTTATTAGTATATATTAGTATTTATTAGTATTCTTACCCTTTCCTCCCTTTAACCCAATCTTCCTAAGTTTAACTAACCCTTCCTAACCCATGACCCTTCTAGTCCTTAAAAAGCAAGGTTTCGCATTTTACCTCGATAACCTATTGATTTCACTCATGATCCAGGTTTACAAAAATGCTCACTTTTCCAGCGATAGAAAAAAGAAAGAATTCTAAGATTTAGAGCAAAGTAAAGGAAAGAAAAAATTAAAGAAAAGAAAAATAAGCAAGGAAAATAAGAAAAAAGAAAAATAAGAAAAAGAAAAATTAAGAATAAAGGAATAAAAAATCTCCCAGGTAAAAATAACCTGGGAGATAAGAAAAGAGAAAAATTACTAGATCCGAAGTTTCTTTCTAGCCCATGCGTGGGCTAGACTTATAATATCTCCCTCCGTGCCAGTGTCGGCATCGAAGGGATCCAATTCTTGGCACCACTCTACGTCACCGGCCTCTATATGTCGGATGACAGAGCGACCAAATTGAATCAGATCAGCGGCGGCCATAGTCAAACCGCCATCCGAGGCCACCCAATTCTCCTGGACGGCCTCAATAATTTCTTTAATTTCTTTGATCTCTTCCATAATTTACACTCCTTTCTATTTTTTCTATGATTAATAAACTACAGGACCGCACACTCCATGAACGCATGATCCTGCGTTTGAGAGACTATTTTAAAACCCGCTCGTTTGTATACAGCAATACGGGTTTTTCCTCGTCCATCCGCAAGCGTCGGCTCACAATAGAGCTTTTTAATCCCTGCTTGACGAGCCGAAGCTAAAATAATGCCCCATGCTAGACGTAGGGCATTTAGGTTTCCATGACCTTTCCCGGATACGCTAGTCAAACCATCCTCGCCTCGGCGGGACAATTCGACCTCTCCATCGGCGCCAAGGTACGCTTCAATTGAGCCGATGAAATATCTCCGAGGTTTGGTCATGATTTTCCTTCTTTCTATTCTTATTTTCTCTCATAATCTCATATCTTCCCTTGAATGTCAAGAAAAAAATCCTCTTTTCTAAACTTTTCTATTTGTTTTTTCCGCCTATTACTTTTTCACTTCTCTTTTTTCTCCCAGGAGTATTTTTCACTCTTGTCTTCTTTTGCTTAGCTTCTACTTCCTGGCTCTTTTTCTAAAAAGCATGCTTCTAAAAATAAGCATTCTTTTTTTCTTTCCTTGGCCTTCCGATCAACCGGATTTTTGAAAGCGGACGCACAAACCCGGGAAGTGTACCCAAATATAAATTTTATAAAATTTTAATTTTTTAATTTTATAAAATTAAATTTTTATTTTTTCTATAATTTTTTCTAGAAATTAAAAGTGGAAATTAGGGAAAAAGAAGAAAAAAAGGAAAAAAGGAAAAACCTTCCATTTAGCACGCTTAAAATACCAACTTCCACTAAAGGTAATAACTTTCACTAAAACTAACAACTTCCACTAAAATACCTAAAAACCTAGAAAACTTCTCACACAAGTTACCATAAAAAACTTGACAAACCCATAAAAAGCATTCATAATGGGTTTAAGGATAGTCCTTAAGTAAGGAAAGAAGAAAAATAGGAAAATAAGAAATAAAAATAAAAAATAAGAAAAATTTCTAAATCTTACTCCTTATGCGCTTATCAGATACTCATAAAGAAATAGCTAGACTAATGGCCAGTGGGCTTAAGAATAAAGAAATAAGCCAACTAGTAGGAATGACTCCTCAGAGGATTAGTATTTTAAGGCATAATCCTTTAATGAGAGCAGAAATTGAGAAAGTTAGAAAACTAAGAGATGAAGGTTACGTTAAGGTTATAGAGGTTTTTACCAAGAATAGTGAAAAGATAGCTAATGAGCTAGTGAAAATGGTAGATGATCCTAATGTTCCACATGTGGTTAGGAAACAAGCAGCGGAGGTTATTATAAGTAAGTTAGAAAGTAAATTAATGGAAAGAGAAAGAAGAAGTGAGAGGGTAGAAGAAAGCAATGAAGAAGAATGGACATTTGAACAAGTGCTAAGAGTTAGTAAGAAAGAAAGAAAAAAAGAAGAAAAAGAAGAAAAAGAAATAGATGAAAGTGATGTAACTGATGTTGAGTTTTTTGTAGAAGAAAAAAAAGAAAAGAAAAAAGAAAAAGAAAAAAAAGAAAAAATTTCCTTACCTGATATAAAACAAGATAACAGGGAAGTTTTTATAAATCCTAAGCTAAAAGAAGTCTTAGGCTTAGGTTAGGAAAAAATTAAAAATTTCTTAGAAAATCCTTATGCCAGAACCAAGAAAAGGCGAAAAAAGGTCAGAATATATCTCAAGATGCGTGGAGTTTCTTATTAAAAAAGAAGGCCTTGAGAGAGATCATGCTTTAGGTAAGTGTTATGGAATGTGGAGAAGTAAAGATAAGAAAAAGAAAATAAGAAAAGTTGCTAAGAGGAAAATAAGAAAAAAGAAATAAGAAATAAGAAATAAGAAATAAAATTTTAAATTCTTCTCTTAAATGAACTCAACTACTATAAAAAACCTAGCAAAAATCTTCGCAGATTATGAACTCTACGCTAGAACTTTGCTTAAAATAAGAACAAAAAAACAAAAACTCACAAATCTTGCTTTTAACAATCCTCAAAAACGCTTACATCAAGCAATAGAATCTCACATAAAAAAAGCCCCTGATACTTTACCAAGAGTAATAGTCTTAAAAGCTCGCCAAGAAGGGATTTCTACCTATGCAGAAGGTAGAATCTTTTGGTATACTCACACAAATGAAAACACTGAAAGCAGAATAATCGCTCATGAAAATGAAGCAGGTGAGAATATTTTCAAAATGTGTAGGCTTTTTTATGAAGAACTACCTGCTAAACTAAGACCTATGCTTAAATATTCGACAAAAAAAGAACTTACTTTTGAAAATCCTAATAAAAAAACCTATCTTTCTAACCCAGGTCTTAGAAGTAAGCTCTCAGTTCTAACTGCTGGAAAAAAAGAAGCAGGTAGAAGTCAAGCCTTACATCATTTGCATGCCTCAGAATTAGCTTCCTGGCAATTTCCTGAAAACATCGTTCCTGCACTTTTACCTACCATTCCGCTTACAAAAAATAATTTCATAATTTATGAATCCACCGCTAAAGGCGTTGGTAATTTTTTTCACAAAGAATGGCTAGCAGCCGAACAAGGAGAAAGTAATTTTTTTCCTCATTTTATTCCTTGGTTCGAGCTTCCTGAGTATAGCGCTCAGTTCAACACCGAAAAAGATAAGGCTATTTTTATAGAAGCCTTAACAGAAGAAGAAAAGGAACTGATAGCTCTATACTCCCTTACACCGGAACAACTTCTGTGGCGTAGGCTAGAGATTAGAAATCTCAGCGGCGATGTGGAATTGTTCCGGCAGGAATTTCCATGCTCTCCTGAAGAGGCTTTTATAGTAACTGGATCGCCTATTTTTGACAGAATAGCCTTAAGAGAAATGTCCAGAGCAGTAAAAAAGCCTATTTGGAGAGGGTTTGTAGATATAAGGCAAAAACTAGTAGCAGATGAAAAAGGAGAATTAAAAATATGGGAGTTTCCTAAGAGAAATTCAGAATATGTAATAGGCGCTGATATAGCAGATGGTGGTGAGGATGGAGATTATTCTTGTGCTATTGTTTGGAAAAAAGCAAAATTCCCTTTCATAGCTCACCAAGTAGCAGAATGGCATGGAAGAGTAGATCCTTATTCTTTTGCTAAGATTTTAGACAAGCTAGGAAATTATTACAACATAGCACTTATAGCTCCAGAAACTAATTCCTTTGGCCAAGGAACTGCTTATGAGCTTAGCAAAACTTATGGAAGACTTTTCAGACCAGTAAGAGTTGATAAACTAGGAGCTACTTATAAAGATATCCTAGGCTGGCAAACTACTTTGCATTCTAAAAAGCTCCTAGTAGCTTATATGTCTCATTGTGTTGCTAAGAAGCTAATTTTCATAAACTCAATAGACCTAATCCGTGAATGTATGACATTCGTGAGAGATAGCTTAAACACTGCTGGAAGCGCTGCTGGAAAAGGTCATGATGACAGAGTAATGGCTGCTATGATAGGGCTTTATGCTTTACAGCAAGAAATGCTAAACTTAGATGAATCAGATGTTAGTATCATGTTCTCCTCAACTGCTGATCCTGTTCCTAAGGAAAAAATACTCTCTAAAGTTAAACTCATGAATGAGATGCAATATAGAATAGATCCAGATTTAGAACAGATAATAGAAGAGCCTTATGAAAGTTATGGTAATTCTTGGCTTAATTTATAAGCAGAGGTAAGTCATGGTAGAAAAAGAAAAAGAAAAAAACCTAACAAAAGAAGACCTAAACAAAGCAGCAGAGTTAATTGCACTTCAACTACCTGATAGAGCAATAGAACTCTTAAAAAGCATCCAAAAAGATCATAAAATAGAATTCTGGCAGCTAATTTGTGGGATTTTACTAGAAGTAGAAACCGAAGGTAGGCTAAGTGCTTTCACGCTTGATCCTTCTTGGGAAAAAGGTTTAAAACAAGAAGAGCTTATTTGTAAAAGGTGTGGAAAAAAATTTAAACCTAGATGCATAGGCCAGCCTTATTGTAGTAATGAATGTGGGTTAGCTGCTGAGGAAGAAAAAAGAAAAAATCAAGAAAAAGAAAAAAAAGAAAAAGAAGAAAAAAACCCTCTTAAAGAAAAAGAACCCTTAGAGGAATCAAATGAACCAATTAATACAAATAACCCTACTAACAAGTTCAATAATCTCAATGATAACAATCCTCCTAGTTCTAAGCCTAAACCTAATATTATGGAGGAGCTTTCTAAACTCGGAGCAAAGAAAAAATCAAGAAAAAAATAACCAAAAAACCAAAAAATCTTTCTTAAAAAATATTTTTTCTCCTAACCTTGACTCAACTACTGATGTGATAATAAGAAAAGAATCAGACCTAGTAGATCAATTTTCAGATAACTCAATAACTCATGAACAATTAGAGTGGGCTTACGAAATGGGAGCTAAAACTGAAGAAGAAGCTAAAGATTTAATATCCCAAGTAACCAAGGAATTAAATCCTTAACAAGGAGTTAAATCCTTAAAAATGACTATAATAGAAAACGAAGTAGATCTAATAGGCAAAGAAGACATCGCTTTTGGTGATTCCTCACAAACCTGGGATCGTAAAGGTTACACAGGTACTACTGTTCCTGTTCATTACATAGATGCATCTGTAATTCCTGCTCCTACTTCTTTAGGAGGTTTCATAGGAGATCACTTACATGCTCAAAACACAGATACATCTACTACTGCGAGTTCTTACGTAATAGGTTCTAAACTAGAACTTTCTTCTAGTGGTCTTACTGCTAAGAGAACTTTTACTTTCCCTGATTCAGGAAATCAACAATTAGTAGGCTCTAATGACTTAGCTTCTACTTCTAACTCAAAAGGAGCTTCTTTAGTAGGTTTAGAAGACAGTGGAAGTTATTACTCAAGTGATAACATAGAAGATGCTTTACAAGAAGTAGGTTATTCTATTTACACTTTAGAAAGCTCTACTTTTAACCGAGGAATGAAAATAGGCTTCAAGCTAGGTTATTCTTCTTCCGATACCATCACCATCGGAGGTGGAATCTGGGCTCATGCAGGTACTACTAACCAACATGTAAAACTTACTTCTCAAATAACCTTTACCCTAGGACCAAGTGGTTCTAATAGTGCTTCTTCTAACTTAGGAGCAAATGAAATTCATTACATCTACATAGATGACTCTGCTGTAGTAGCTCTTGCTTCTAGTACATTAACTGAAAATGAGTTTTTAAATTCTACCATAGCTCCTACCTACAACCATGCAAAAGTAGGTTTCTATAATGGTAATGATAGATGTATAGGAGCAATAAGAACAGATGATTCTGGAAATATATTACAATTCTCAGTTTTTGGAGATAACTTCTATCGCTATGCTTCTCCTTTAGCTGAATTCACAACTGCTGCTGCTCCTGTTGCTTATAGCTCTCTTGATGTCTCAAGCTCGGTTCCTAGATTTGCAACCAGGGTTCGTATAAGAATAACAAACGTAACAGGTGGAACTAGTTTGTTTTTTGATACTTCTTCTACAAGTGTAACTCCTGAGGCTTATACTATGGACTCTGCTAATAAAGCCTATACTTTTGATGTTCCTACCAACAACACTCAGTCAATCTACTGGTATGCAAGTGCTGCTAATAATGTAGACATAGACGTTGTTGGTTATTATATGGATGAGTTATAAATGAAAGATAAACCAGATAAGAAAACACTTAGTTCTAGTTCTAGTTCTAGTTCTAGTTCCAAAACTCCTACCAAAGAACAACTAGAAGAAATAGCTCGTTTAGAAAAAGTAAAAACTAACTTAGAAAAACTAGAAGAACTAAAACTAGTAAACAAACTTAATACTATGTTCCTAGAAGCTGCTACCTTTAAGGAGCAGATTTCTAAAAACTGGGAAAAGTTTGTTTCCTTCCTACGAGGCGAAGGACAATGGCCTAAGTTAAGACCTTCTCATAAAGTAAGTGCTGTTTTTAATTTCTTACTAGAAAACATCGAGCGCAAAACTGCTCTTTTATCTGATGCTAAACCTATTCCAAAAGTAACTCCTCGTGCAGATGCTTATCAAGACACAGCTGATTTGCTTAATATTGTTTTTGAGCTTATTTTTCAAGATTCCAGCTTCCTAGAAGCAAACAAAGACTTAATAGAAAACGCTCAAGTTTTTGGAACAGGTTTCTTAGGTACTTACTATGACAAAGAAGCAGATTTTGGATCAGGTGAAATAATAATCCCTGCTCATGATCCAAGGGCTTGTTATTTTGATCCTATGGTTTTGAAATCTTATCTCCTAACCAAAGGAGAATTCTTCATCACAGAAGATGTTTGGAGCTTAGAAAAAGCTCGTGATGTTTTTCCAGATAGAGCAGATGAGATAAAGCCTAACAACAAAATAAATATCCTTACAAATGATCAAAGACAAAATCCTTTGCTAAAAGTCTTTCGTCAAGTATGGAGGCCTAATTATCAACAAACCCAGCAATCTTTGCTTCCAAGAGTAAGTATAAAAGAATTCTGGTGGCGAGATAGAAGCAAGGATTCTAATGGAAATTATAAGTTTAGAAATGCTTCCAGGAAAACTATCCTTATAAATGATTCCATAGTAGTAGACGATGGAGATAACCCTTATTATGATTCAGAATTCCCAGTAGAAATGCTCGTCTGGCATACAGATTTCGAATCTGGTTGGGGATGGGGTGATGTTGAGCTTTTAAAATCTCCGCAAGAAGTACATAATAAGCTAATTGCTACTATCCTAGAAAACCTTCTTCTTATGAGCAATGCAATCTGGATAGGAGATGAAAATGCACTTAGCAAAGAAAACTGGCGGCGCTTAACAAACGCTCCTGGAAGTATCATAAAAAAGCGCCCTGGAACTGAGCTTAGACGTGAACAGGGAGTAGCTATTCCTGAGCATATCTTCAAAATGGTCGAATACATAGAGCGTGCTGATGAGAAGATCTCAGGCCTAGTAGACGTTCTTCGTGGAATAAGAACAGGCCAAGTTTCTAGTGGCGTAGGAATAGAAAGCCTTCAATTAATGGCTCAAGCTCTTATTAGATTAAGATCTCGCTCAATAGAAGCCTTACACGAGCGTTTAGGAAGAAAAATAATCTCAAGAATCTTCCAATACTATGAACCAAAAAAGATCTTTGAAATCTTAAAACTAAAATCCGATTCAGAGCCAGATATAAAAGCAATAGAATCAGAGCTCTTAAAACAAACATCCAAGCGTAGAAGAACTGCTTGGAAAGATGTTATTTTCAAAGTAGAACCTGGAAGCATGCTTTCTATTACAAAGACTCAAAGACAAGTAGTTAGTTTTAAGTTAAGAGAAATAGGCGCCATAGATGACAAAGCCTTGCTTGATGATCTTGAGTATCCTAACAGGGAAAAAGTCCTAGCAAGAGTAGAAAAAAAGCGCCAAGATGCAGCTAATAAAGAAATAGAATCCCAACAAGGAAGTGCTAGTACGCAGTTTCCGCATCAAAAAGGAGGTTCTCCTGCTGGGAGATTCATGTAAGCAATGGAACTAGAAGTCCTACCACCTGAAGAGATTTTTGCTTATTTGGATGAAATAAAAAAAGTAAACTACCAACTAAATCATTGGTTAGATATTATAAAACTTGTTCTTAATAATAAAGCTAGGCTTATTCTTTGTAGAAAAAATGCCAAACCTATTGGTGTACTTATAGCTGAAACTACTACTGAGAATTTTTTCATAATCTTAGTTATCTCAAAAAACAAAGCTAAGGTTAATTTTCAAGAATTTTACAAAGAGTTAAAAAGGCTAAATTATAAAAAAATAGCCTTCTACTCTGCACGTAATAGTAAAGCAATAGAAAGAGCTTTCAAGGTAAATCACATAACAAGCGTTTTCGAAAAGGAGCTTTAAAATGGGAGGTTTTGGTGGAGGCAGCGAAGGAACAGCAAGAGGAGCAAGTGTAGCTGTTGGAGATATAGATGTTAGTCCTAGAGCAGAAATAAGTACTGAAATAGAAGGTGGTGGTAATATAAGTAGCTCTGCTGAAGTAGGACTAGGTATAGGAGCTGATTACTCTTCTATGCCTGATTATCATTCGCCTGCTGAAGTAGGAAGAGCTGATATGAGTAGAGAAACAGCAGTTACAGGAGGAGGTCCAGAAATAGGTTCTCCCTTGAATGAAAAACTTATAAATACGGCATTCTCTTTAGCAGGCCCAGCAGGTTGGTTAGCTAAAGGTATATATCATGCAGCTAAAAAAAGCGGAAAACTAGGTGAAGGAATTGGAGAAGATGGTGGTTTTTCTCCTGAGCCTGGAGAACACGTAAGAGAAGGTCAAGGAACTAAACTCCCAGTCGCTCCTGAACCTAGTCCTACTTATGCTCCTGTTCAAACAATAGCTGAAAAACCAACTGAACCTGATTCTATTTTTGGTCCACTTACTGGGGAACTTCCCGTTACATCAGAAGAAACAGTGGCTCCTATAGAACCTGAAGTAATCTCTGCTCCTCCTAGTTATCAGGCTAAAATTCCACTTACTCCTGAACAAATTGATATAGCTAACAAACGAAAACAAGCAGAAGCATTAAGAAAACAAGCAGATCTCGCAGAAGAAGAAGCTAATCTTTTAGAACTCTTATCAGCAAGAGATGTTGCTTATACAAGAGGAAGAAGAATAGTACCTAGAACTGCTCTTGAACGTAGATTAGGTGTGCCTCCAGTGTTAGGAGCAGCTAAGCATAGGACGGCATAAGAAATAAGAAATAAACAATAAGCAAAAATAAAAATATCTACCTTTTAACTTTCTACCCTTAAGGAGAAAAAAATGCCAGTTGATGAAATAAACTACATGAATGAAATAGCTGCTATGCCAGGAGAAAACACTGCTGAAATGCCTCCTGCTGAAATGCCAATGGAAGAACCTTCCGTTGATACTACTACTCCTCCTACTAGCGAAGGCTCTCAACTAGGAGGTCCTGGAATAGATACTCCTCAAGAAAAAGCAGCTATAGCTAAACTAATCCAAGGTGGAATCTTTATGCGTCAAGCAACTCAACATGATCCATCTATTCGTTACATCTTGGATCAACACTTAGAAAAAATGTTCTTAGACATTGCTAATCACTATGGCGTTGCTGAAGAAGGAAAACTTGCCCTTAAGCAAGCGAAAATGCGAGTAGCTGAAAAACGCCGAAATAGGTTAGCAGGTCCTCCTATTGGCTAAGGCTAGAAAGCTAGAAGAAAATTAAATTTTCTAGCTTTCCTTCTTACTAACTTCTAACCTCTGGAGATTCTATGGACTCTAAATAGAGCAACCAGAGAACAACGAAGGAGCTAAAAGATGACTGAGAAAGATAAGGAAACAAGAAATGACGACCAAACTGAAAACTTTACAAAAGTTGATCCTAATTCTCTTCCCGATGAGCTGAAAGACATTTATAAAAGTCTTCAAGCTGATTACACTAAAAAAACTCAATCTCTTGCCGAGATGAGAAAGGAATGGGAAAAAGAAAAAAACCAACTAATGGATCAACTAAAAGTCCTCGGTGCTTATGAAAATGAAATCCAGCGCTGGCGAACATGGTACGAGGAATTGGAAAAAGAAGCTAATGCAGGAGAGATAACTGATCCTAACAGAAGCAACGATCTAGATAATCTTTTAGATGATGCTACAAATTCTAACTCTGATCCTGGTTCTACTTCTGATGCTACTAAACAAATTGCTGCTCTTAAAAAAGAAATCGAAGCTCTAACAGGTCAGCTCTCTTCCTTGCATGAAGCTATCAAAACAACAGATGACAGAACTGCTCGTATGTTTACTTATCAATCACAGTTATCCGATCTTGAAAAAGAATATGCTGAACTTGCAAAGAGCTTAGGCAAAGATAACTTGGAACTTGATAGAGTGAAACTTCTCCAGTATGCAAAAGAACACGGAATAACTGATCTCAAGCGTGCTTATCAGGAAGTCTATGCTGATGATATTATAGAAAAGCGTGCAAGAGATAGGCTCCGTGAACTTGAACAAGAACGCAGAACTAGAGGCATTCATTCTACAGGTAGAAAAGTAGTCTTCAAGCCTAGCTCTGAGAAACCGAGGTCTTTTTCTGAAGCAACTGAACAAGTTTTAAATGAACTATCAAAAGATGGGATGCTTGGGATGTAGGAAAAAAGAAAATAAGAAAAAGTTTTATTTCTTATTTACTTGCTTATTTTCCTCTCCTAAGCACAAGGAGGTTTAAAAAATGGCTCTTACCTATGATCAAATTGATGCTCATGTACGTAAAAAGTACATTCCTGTTCTTCAGGATGCTTTCTATTACTCTAATCCTCTTGTTAGTATTCTCACTGACAAATCCAAGGTAACTTTCGATTCTGGTAAAACTATTGACATTCCTATCCTGTATGGAGAGGAAAATTCTGGATGGTATACTGGGCTTGATACCTTTAACATTGACACCAAAGAAGTTACCACTCTTGCTGAATTTGATTGGTATAACTTCTATGTCAATGTTACCCTCACTGGTGAAGATATGCTCAAGGTAGAAGGTGATGAAAAAATCATCTCCCTTGTAGAAACCAGGATGGAGAATGCAAGCAAGACGGCTAACCGAAAACTCAATATGGCCATGTACACTTCTGGTGGGAGTAAAGCAATTAAAACTCTCACTGATGCTATAGGTATTTCTGGTACTTATGGTGGGATCTCTAAGGATGACTACTCCTGGTGGCAAGGAAATGTGAATGCCACTGGAGGAGCATTTACTATGCAAATGCTCATGGATGTCTATGGAGATTGCTGTGACGGGCCTATTCAGCCGGATTTGATTATCACAACGCAGAATATTTATAATGAAATCTGGTCTCGTGTACAGCCTGCTCAGAGGGGAAATCTCGAAAATACACCTACTCTTGCTCGTATTGGTTATACCGGGATTTCTTTTAACAATGCTACTATTGTAGTAGACAAATATTGTCCCGCTGGGCATATTTTTGTTCTTAATACCGAATTCTGGAAACTTGTTGTACATAAGAAACGCAATATGTATTGGACCGAACCTAAGGTTCCCATCAACCAAGATGCTTATGTCCGGCAACTCTTGTGGCGAGGAGCACTTATTTGTGCTGCACCTAGATGGCAAGGGTATGTTGCTAATGTTTCTTAGCTGATGTTTTTTGGAAATTTAAAACTTAACCTTAGAATGGTTTTTCTTTCTCTTAACTTCTTCCTGTTGTCTCCTGGGGCTCAAGCCAATGAGCCCCTAGAGATAGCCTAAAAATCGAAAGGAGACTTTACAAATGGCTAATGAGTATTCCGAATATCAAACTACTCCTGGTTACATCATCAAACCCCAGCAGGGGATTTATGAAATTTCTGCTACTCAGAAAGCTACCCTTGGAACTCGTATTGAGTTCAACGATGGAAGAGTTTTCTACTATGCAAAAGCAGGAAGTTCTAATCTCTCAGCAGGAAAACTCGTAATGAGCGAAGGTGTGGCTCAGGTAAATAAAAGCGTAAGTGCTGCTGTTAGTGTAGGAGAGTATTCCGTAACTGTAGCTACTTCTAGTGCTATCACTACTGCCCAAGAGGGTTTCTTGCAGGTAAACGACTCTGATGGAGAAGGTTTGCAATATAAGATCAAAACTTGCGCAGCTAATAGTACTACTTCTACCTATACTGATTTTACTCTTTATGATCCTGTTTCCAAGGCTCTTACTACTAACAGCCAGGTAACTGTTGTTTACAATCCTTTCAAGAATCTTGTTGTAACTGGAACTACCAAGATAGGCAAAGTAGTAGGCGTTCCTCCTGTAGATGTTACTGCTGATTACTACTTCTGGTGTCAAACCTGGGGATTGGCTAATATTCTCTGTGATGGCACTCCTGCTGCTGATACTTTGGTAACTCTTGGTTCCGTTGCGGGTTCTTTTGGAGCTTTAGATGTAGCTACTGGTTCTGCTGGAGTAACTAATGTTCCTATTGGTAGAACTTATGGAACTGTAGGAGTAGATACTGAATACAAGCCTGTGTGGCTTTCTCTTATTAGGTAGGAGGTTCTAAATGGCTATTACAAGATCTACCAAATTCTTCACCTATAGTTCCAACAAAGTAATGGGCCTAGATCTCGTTACTCATGATGGGAGTTCTACTACTGTAAATCTCCCAGTAGGGACTATAGAAATGGCTTTTGTTCTCCAGCAAGTAGGGACTAATTCTACGGGTACTACTGTTTCATGGAGCGATTCTACTGTTACTTTCTCTGCTGCTGGAGCCGATGGTTCAACTGATTATGTTCTTTATGTAGGGACTGCATAGAAGTAAGAAGTAAGAACAAAAAGTAAACCTAGGAGCTCAACCTTATGCAATCGCTGGCATCATATAGCTTAATAGCACTAAGTGCAGTTTTTATCTTAGGCTGGTTAGTTTTTGAAACTTACCAAATACCAAGGAGGTTTTTTATAGCCGTTGGAAGTTTTTTGCTATTGCTATCTGGAGCGCTATTTGGTGCCAGCGATTTTTTAAATTTTCATCCCTTGATAGGATGGTTGTTAGTTAGTTATATTATTTGGTGTTTTGTTAGTAATTTCATCTCATCCAGACCTGATATTGGAGTAAGTGGTTTAGCAAGTATTATAATTCCTGTTTTTGTTTGTTTGTTTTTTAGCCAAGAAAATATAACTCTTGGAATGCAGTTAGTAGTTCTTAGTTCTATTCCTAATTGTGTTTATGCTATTATTCAGAAAAACTTCAAATATGAACCATTAAAGTATAGCACTAACAAAACTCATTGGTATCCCATAGGATTTCTTGGTAATACTAACATGCTAGGTGTATGGCTAGTTCCTCAGTTTTTCCTAGCTATTTGGCTTTCAGAAAATATAAATTTGAATTATTTCTTTCTTAGCTTGCTTATTGTTTATGTTATTTACTTAACAAAATGTAGATCTGCTTTAGTAGGATTGACAGTAGGTATTATCTACTTAGCAATCCAATCAAAAGTTTTATTCTCCATTGGAGCTTTGATGTTAGTTGTTATTCTTTGCATAGCTGCCTTGGAAGATAAAAACAGGATAAAAAATATTTTTAACTTCCTTACAGATAAAAAAACCTTAAAAGAAAGACTTAACTACTGGAAAATAGCTCTCCTTGGAATAAAGCTAAATCCTATTTTTGGCTATGGAACAGGAGTTTTTAAAATTTTTATTCCTTACATCCAAAGAGAGTTGAATGATAAAACAAATGGTAAGTTTTTAAAAAAAGAAAACTACGCATGTCCTTATCCACGATATGTGCATAATGATTTCTTACAAGAAGCTCTTAATCATGGAATCATAGGTCTTAGTTTATTTCTTGCTTTGAATGTTATTACTATAATCTTTTGCAAATCTTCTATTCTAAGTGCTTGTTTGATAAGTTTACTTACTACTGGTTTGTTTTTTCATGGATTTTCTATCATAGGAATAAACATCCTTTACTGGTTTGTGTTTTTTACTTGTAATGTTTTCTCTTTTCAAGTATGTGAGTTTTCTACTACTTGGATTTATTTAAGCATTCCTATTAGTTTTGCATTTTGTATTCTTAGCTTAAAAGAACTTCTTTCAAGTTACTACTTCCAACAATTCATGCTTAAATCCAAACCAGAAGGCTTAGTAAAAGCTCTTAAACTATTTCCTTTCTCTGGCACGTTTAATACTTTTCTCTTAGTAACTGCAATGCAGAAGAATAAAATCTTACTCTCTCTAAAAGCCTGTATGAGAACTCTTGGTACTTATGACGGAGACCAACGCTTATGGGAGCTTTGGTATAATTTAGGATATGTTTTTCTTAGATCAAACAATCTTGACCTTGCAGAAGCATGTTATAAAGAATCTCTCTCCTTCTGGCCTGAGTATGAAGGCGCAAAGAACGGTTTAGAAATAATCTCCGCAATAAGAAACCGCATGATAAGTGAATCTCAGGGGTAACTAAATGTCTCGTCCTGGATTTTGGTTAGGAAAAATAATCTCAGATGAAAAGAAAGTAAGAAAATATCTCTCTTTTTACGTTCATCATAGAAACCTCTACAACATGGGCGAAGGTGAGATTGCTTTTCTTAGACGCTTACCTGGATTTCAAACAAGCGCTATTGCTTGGTTGTTTATAAAAGAGCTCTTTCCTACTGCTTCTAATTGGTGGATGCTTGTTTTGCCTGTAGTTATAATAATAAAAGTCTTAGCTAACTGGTCGTTAGGTAAATGGCTTTATAAACAAAAATTTCCAGACGTTCAAAGCGATTGGCATAATCATGTAGATCCAGTTGCTAGAACGCTTAGTAAAAAACTCTTAAACAACGAGGGGATTACTTATGAGCGGTTATAGAGACATTCACGTACATCAACTTTGGTTAGCAACAACCATTCCTGCTGGGACTACTGTTACTTCTAATGCAATTGATCTAGGAACTTATGGGCAGAATTATGATTTCTCTATCCAAGTAGCAATCTCTGGTGCAGGAACAAGTGTTTGTATGGGTTATTTGCTTTCTAATGATGGAATAAACTTTGTAAGATCTACCAATAGTAATAACATAGTAGCAGGATCTACTGCTTTTCATGATAAGTGTGGAGTAAATAAAAATGGAAAAGATCTAGTTAGATTTACTCCTGTACCTTTAGCTAGATTTATGAAAATCGAAGCCTGGGAATCATTAGGAGCAAGTGATGCTACACTGACTGCTTATCTTGCTACTCAATAAGAGGTTCATAATGAAAAAAATAATCTGGCTAGTTAGTTTTTTTCTTATCTTTTTCTTAGCAACTAGTTCTCACGCTAGAAGAGCAGTGCTTCCACAAGATTTAGTATCAGATAACAAAATCTCAGGTGGAAAAACAGTAAGTATTTCTTCTGATGGTAAGAAGTTTAGCTTTACTACTCCTACTAGTGCAAATGTAGATCAAGATGCTGATTACACTTGGAGTGGATTTAATACCTTCAACGGAACTGTTTATATAGACGTTTCTGCTACTAGTCCATTTGTTATAAGAACTGGTGGTGGTACTATATTTCAGATTGATAATAACGGAGCTTATACTGCTTATCCTAGTGATAATTATCATGTTGCTACTAAGAAATATGTTGATGATCATGCTGGAGGGTTAAATACTGATAATGACTATACCTGGAGCGGTGCTCAGACTTTTAATGGAACGGTCTACATAGATGTTTCATCCGCCAGTCCTTTCGTAATAAGAGCCAGCGGAAATACAATGTTCCAAAGCGATGACTCCGGAACTACTGTATACGACAAAAACGGAGACTGGGTTTATTCTACAATAAGTGGAATCCAGGGCTTATCTACTGCCAGCGGCTTTGATGAAATGGAAGCCGAAAAAGGTATTTTTGGAATCAACACTACTGAAATAAGCTCTGATACTACGCTTACACTTGATCAGACCAGGGGTATTAGATTTTTAGTCACCTCAACTTCCACGGTAACAGGTCCTCCGCTTAGTTGTTCGCCTATTTCTGGTAACACGGTTCCTCCTATGAGATTTCATCTTGTAGGTAATTCTGGCCTTACGCTTTTTGCTAATAGTTCTACTATTCCTATTTATTACTCAGCAGGAACAGATTTCAAATCCGCTGATGCTGTTTGGATAAACCCAGGTAGTTATGGAACCGTTTTAGGAATGGATACTGTAGTAACTGGATCTACGGCTTATTATGTGGTTTATTACATATCTTTCCCGTTTGATGGAACAAGAAAAAGCGGTTGTACACTTTATGCAGTGGGAGATGGGAGCTAAAATGAAACAAAAAACCAAAGAACTAATCTCAATCTTTGTTTGGTCTTTTTGTTTATGTGTTAGCTTGTTTTTCTTGTGTTTTATTATTTCTAGCACTTAAGGAGGAAAAAGAAAGATGGGAGAAGTAACCTGGACTAGCTATGGTTCATGGCAGACGGCTATTAGTTCTGATCTTGATAGTTTGGCTGGTGGTGGCTTGGCTATCAGCTCGGCGATTGATAATAGTAGTAATAAAGATCTTTTCATAGACATTGAAGTGTATCTTGCAACAGTGGATCTTTCCGCCCAAACCAATCCAGCAATCTACATTTGGTTGATTGCCAGGACGGATGGAACCAATTTTGAAGATGGCGGATCTAGTGTGGAACCCGCCCGTGCTCCTGATGCAATAGTACCTCTGCGAGAAGTTAACGCTGCACAACGTGTATTTGCTCGAATGCTTATGGCTACCCCGGACCAGTTCAAGATTCTCGTACGGAACAAGACTGGCGTTACACTTGCGGCAAGTGGAAATACAGTAAAATACAACCTCTATGGAGAGACGGTGGCATAGTTATGTTTAAATTCATTAGAAATCCTAATCCTCACAAAAAACCTCCCTATGGTAGCAGGATTGATCCTACACATCCACTGGCTCAAGGATTAGTGGGGTGTTGGTTGATGAATGAAGGTGGTGGGAGTAAGATTTTTGATTTAATGTTAGGCATAGGAGGAGTTGCTGGATCAGGATCTCCCTCTCCTAGTTGGGACAGCAAAGGTATTTATTTTCCTGGGGTTAATTCTTCATGTTTCTATTATACTTCTCATCCGATTCAGGATATAGTCAACCAATGCTCTGTTGTCTTTTGTTTCAGGACCATTGATACGAGTTATGCTAAGAATGGAAGAATCATTTCGACAAAAGATAGTTGGAGTTCTGCAAGTGGTTTTGAAGTCTCATACAACCCTGATACAAACAAACTCGAAGTGATTGGAAGTGGCTCGTCAGCTCACAGTATTTATGAGGCTGCTCTGAATGATGGTCTTTGTCATAATATTGAGATTATTTTTGATGGTACAAGTGATAAAGTATTCATAGATGGCATAGAAAATTCCACTGGTTCAATAGATACACTTACTGTATCCACTGAGGATCTTGGTATAGGAGATAGAGGCCCTAGTGCTAATTCAATAGAGCCATTTAAAGGAATACTTCATTATTTGTATGTTTTTCGGAGGGCTTTGGCTGAATCAGAAATCGCTCATCTCTCCGCCGAACCCTACTCCTTCATTCTCGTTCCCCAATACTGGTACATGGTAGATTTTGGAGTTGTTTCTTCACCACCCGGACCACCTGATCCTGGACCTACCGGGTTTCAAGGATTAAGGATATTTTGATGAATAAACGGGTACAGATTTTAAGTATTACTTTTATTGTATTTTTCATTATGTCATCGCCAGTTCTAAGCAGCCCATTCTTAGTTTGTGATCCGCAAAGCGGTGTTACAAGTTATATTGTTTATATTGATGATTACAACACAGAAGTTCCTGCACGAATACTTTCAGATGGAAAAGGGCAGCTTTATTTTGACCTTGAACCTTTAAATCTTTCAAACGGATGGCATAGAGCAAGAGTAGCAGCTAAAAATAATTATGGAACTAGCAACTTTGTAATATTTGATTTTAAATGGCCACGTGTTAGCAATGGGAAATTAAGAATAAGGATAGATAATAATAAATCTTTCCCGAAAATAAGTATTAACGGAAATGGAAGATTTAGAAAATAAAAAAGAAAGGCTATTCTAAAATGACTCTTGATCCTCAGGTTTTGGGTAATATTTGTGGAGCCTTAATAGTAGGAGGTTACAGTGGGTTGAAAGTAGTTGCATATTTTAAAAAACGAAATCAAAATGGAGTAATAAGCAATACAGAAAACAAATGCCCAGATCCTACTTGTCATGCAAGTGTCGAATCAATGGCAGAAAATATGAAAGAAATAAGAAACTCAATTCAAAACGAGATTTTTCCTAAAATAAACAAAACAGCTGAAGATGTAGCTACAATAAAAGGATGGATAAGAGGAATAAAAGGAAGTAAGATCTAAAAAGAGAGCCAGTTATGACTAAGTGTAAAGAAATAAAAACTGGGAATAAGCTCATAGAATGTACTTCTAATATTTGGATACTTGCTAAGGAGAGTGATTACTTAAATGGCAGAGATAAAAATGCCATAAAAGGTTTTCTTAGAAGCATAGAAGATACCTTTAGGCATGCTTACAGAAAAAAGCATAAACTTTTTCTTAATCCTACTGGTTTAGGAATAAGAAATGATTGCTTAGGAAGAGGTTATTTCGGAGCTAAGCGAGGAAATAGATTACACAAAGGACTTGATATTTTATGCTTTCCAGGGCAATATGTAGGTGCTATAATAGATGGTAGAATAGAAAGAAATGGTTTAGTTTATAATGATACTCAGAAATATAAACTTATAGTAATAAAATCCGGCCTTTGGGAAGTTAAACAAATGTATTGTGAGCTTAAAGATAGGTTAATAGGCAAATCAGTAAATGCAGGAGAAGAAATAGCTATAGCTCAGGATATAACTGAAAGAAAAGATTACAAAGAAAAAGGAATGCTTCCTCATTTGCATATAGAAGTAAGATTCGAAGGCAAGTTAGTAGACCCAGAGCCTTTGATTTTTGGAGGTTTTTAAGTTATGGATGAGAAGTTAAAATTATATAATCTTAGCAAGCCTTATATTAATACCGGAGATTGTATTATTTGGAGATCTTATTCTACTATAGGAAGTTTAATTAGGTTTTTCTCTAAAGCAGATGTAAATCATGCTTCTTTAGTTATAAAACCAAAAGAATATGTAGGGTTAGTAGATAGGAGATTTCTACTAGAAGCTCTTGAATTCGGAGTAGTTCCTAGATTGCTTTCTGAAAGGTTGAAAAATTTTAAAGGAAAAGTGTGGTGGTTGCCTTTAAAGAAGAAATACGAAGATAAAAGAAATTCAATAGCTGAATGGGCTATTCAAGAAATAGCTAAAGGAAAAGGTTATGATTATAAAAGCCTTTTCAAGCAAATCTTAGGAAGAGTCTCAATAGAAACTGGAAAATATTTTTGTTCAGAATTCGTGCATGCTTCTTTAGTTTTTGGTGCTAGTATTGCGCTACCTATGAAAGCAGCTAGACCTGGAGATTTAGAAAATTTAGGAGTTTATGAAAAAAGAATTCTTATTTATGATAACATAGGAGAAAGCTAAATGCCAACTCATGTAACAGAATCTACAGGTGCAAGTGTAACTGCTACTTGGCAATTTGAATCAGGGAGCAAGGCAGAGTTTAAATCTGGTAGTACATTAGAAACAAAATCTGGAAGCACATTGGCTTGTGGTGGAGATTTTGATTTAACAGGAGATTTTATAGAAATCTCAGAAGGCGGAACTGGAGCTACTACTGCTGCTGGTGCTAGAAGTAATTTAGAAGCGGCTAAGAGCGGAAGTAATAGTGATATAACTGAACTTAGTGGCTTGACTACTCCTTTATCTGTAGCTCAAGGTGGAACTGGGGCAACTATACTTACTTCAGGTGGGATTCTAATAGGTAATGATACAAGTGCAATTTCTACGGCAAGTACTTCTACCAGCAATGCTGAATTGGTTACTGATATTAACGGAACGCCTAAATGGGTAGAGCATAAAGAATACATAGGTGTAATGTGTGTAGACCCGGATACTTCTATAACTGCTACAAGTAACGTAGCTCAGTTTCATTTTCCTTTTGATGGTTATGTAACAAATACTTTTGCTGGTGTGAATGTAGCCGGTACAGGAACGACTATTCCTATAATAAATATAGAAATTGAAGGTAGTAGTATTTTTACTACTAAACTAACAATAGATTCTGGTGAAACTAAATCTTCTACTGCTAGTACGCCAGCTGTTATTAATACTGGAACAAGTAATTTTTCCAAATGGGATCTTTGTAGTATTCATGTAGATTGTACTGGGACAACTCCGCCTGAAGGATTAGTTGTGACACTTACTACAGTAAAAACGGGTTAAGAAATGATAATAATAAATGCTGCACGTAAAGTGACATATAGTCCCTGGGAGGCTTGGGATGAGACATCTGAAAGTGGTCTTGCTTCTGATGACACTTTTGTCTGTCTTTTTGAGAACCCCAGTGCGGGGGGAGATGAGACTGGGCAAGGCCTAGGTCTAAGCGGATCCGATCTTGTGCTTACCCAGTCTGGTAATGTAGCCGGGGCAACGGGAAGTCCTCCGTATCGAAGCCTTGATGGTAGTGATGATTACTTCACTGCTACGGATAATTTATTTTTGCAGATAGGTCCTGGTGATTATGATGGAGTATTTTCCATAATTCTGAAATTGGCAAATGTGAACTTCGCTGATGGTGATTATTTTATCTATATCATAGGAGATGGTAATAATTACTTCTACCTCAAAAGTGATGCGGGCAAGTTACATTTTTATTGGGAGGATAATAGCTATGTTCATACCAATGCTACTACTACAAATAGTTTTCCCACTTCTGGACCTTTGTATTTGTACATAATTGGTGAGGGTGGTTCGAGTAATACAGCGGCTTTTTCTACACAGAAGGAGACAAGTTTATCCAATATTCCTGCTGGTAACAAGGTAAGTGGTAGTGGTGCATGGAGCAACATTTCCCAACTTGGAGCCAACTATATCGTGGGGTATTCAACGAGCGGTCAGATGGATGCCTATTACGTTGTGTTATCTAAGCTGAACTTGCTTGCATAGGAGCCTAAGAAGATGCCTCAATGGATAAAATTTCAGCTCAAGGAAAGACCTTTCTACGATCCTCGAACAGGCGAGATCCTGCAATCTATTGAGGGCCGAAAAAATCATCCCCGGAAAGATCCCTTTGAGGGCGGAGGTAAGATTTACCCTGAGATTCACGGCAAGATCCTGGAACGATACGAAAGTGGGGACACTTTGCTTATACAGATAGATAACGAGATTCCGTGGGAAGTTATAAACGAAAAGGAAGAAATTCTCACATATAAAAAGGTGAAAGAAAATAGAATTCCTGTGAAAAGGTTACGAGTAACTCATGAATCCAATTTTGTAAAGGAAGAGCAAGTTAAGGAATTAATTGATGTACTAAAGCCAATCGATAAAGAAGGTATTGTAGAAGGAGAAACAAAGTGAATCTCCATTTAATGAGCTTAAATATAAGACAATTCTGTCCTGATTTGAGTATTCCTGTTATTAGACAGAGAATAAATATAAGATACAAACAGCTTTTAAGAGCTGAAGATTGGGAGTTTTTAAGTGATAATACTACGGTAATTCTTAAGGCTAGATATGATTCAGCAGATGGAGAAACAGTAGCTATAGATCAATATGGAACTAATGTTACAGGAACTAGTACGGTTTTTTCTAGTTTAGAATCAGGTTACTTCTTTCGCTTTGGGACTGAAAGCCAGGCTTATGAAGTTTCTACCATAAATAGCGATACTAGCCTAACCTTAGCTACTTCCTATGGTGGAACTACTCAAACAGCTAGTAGTTTTTCTTATTTTAAGTCTATTTATTCTCCACCTGTAGGAGATGTAGCAGAGATTGTTGATATAGTTTATCAACAACCCTTGAGAGAAGTTACTCTTAGCTACTTAGATTCCATAGATCCAGAAAGATCTACTACTGGTTCTCCTAGGTATTATAGAATAGTAGACAAAACAAAATCAAGTGGAGTTGTTAGATTCGAAATCTGGCCTATTCCTGATCAGGATTATGTTGTTAGGGTTTTTTATAAGAAACTAGTCTCAGAACTAACCTCTAACAACGATGAACCAGTTTTTGATCCTGAAGTTTTAGAAGCAGGTGCTTTATGGGATTGTTATAGGATAGAATTTACACTTACTAAAAATCCTGCTTACATAGGCTTAGCTCGTGATGCTCAAAAGGAGTTTACAATTTTGTATCATAAACTCTTACAAGAAGACTCCAGAACTTCGTCTTTGCCTAGTAGAGTTATAGATGTAAGTAGCGGAACTAGGTATGATGATAATTTCTTACTAAGCCATGATGTAGAGGTTCTTGAGTAATGAGAGTTTCAGAGATATTAGACATAGTTCAAAATAAACTAACCGAGGATGGAGTTTATAGAAGTAGGAGTTTTCTTCTAACTGGTTTGAATGATGGTTACAGATTATCTGCTGTTTTTGCATTATTTAATGAGAAAAGTGCAATAATAGATGTAAATGGAAGCAGAAATTATAATCTGCTTCCAAATGATGCTCAAGGTGAGTGTTTTGCTCCTTTGTATGTAGCCAATGCTAATACTGGTAAAAAAGTAAACCCAGTTTCAGTTGATGAATTTCCTTTTTATTCTACGCCTTGGTTAGGAAAATTAAATGAAACTGATGGAGAGAGCTTGTATTATACTTTACTAAGCCCTTATCATAGCGCATTTGTAACTCTTGTACTTTGTCCTATACAAAACATAGGACGAACGCAGCTAAAAATAATCGGCGCTTATGTTCCTAAAACATTAACTGAAGACAGCACTCCAGAAATTCCAGAAGAATTTACTGATGTTTTGATTTATTATACGCTTTTTTATGCTTTTTCTAACGAACCTGGTAGAAGTAGCCAGATGTTAGAAAATTACAAACTCTTTGGTGAAAGACTTAGTGAGATGACTACTTTCATGAGAGCTAGATTTCCGGGTGGTAGAGATTACGAACCAAGGCCTATTGAGTTTACTTTTAGTTATACTCCTACTAAAGAGCAACAATATCAAGAAGGCGAAATGTAAAAGAGAATCAGCTTATGAATGTCTATGATCTTATAACACAAATAGGAGAAGAACTTAACGAAGATTTTACTAATGCTCCTGTATGGACTAGGGATGAGATTTTAGGTTATATAAGAGAGATTGTAAGAGTTTTTTCTTCGCTTACTAGAATAGTAGATAAGCAAGCAATTCTTCAAGTTGATGCAACTACTGGAGAATGTTCAGTTCCTAGTGATTTTAATGAGGCTTTTTATTTAGAGTTTAACGGAATTCCCTTAGATATAGTAAAACCAAATGAGCTAGATTTTATAGATACTGCTTGGGGGCTTAATTCAACTGCTGCTAGTCCAAGTGCAGCCACAGTTTATAACTCTGGTAAGGATGCAAAAGTAAAACTAGTTCCAGTTCCTAGTGTAGTTGCAGGAGTTATTGGATCTAGTGTTTTATATGAGATTTATTTAAGCAGTCCTAATAGTAATGTTTGGAAAGTTGAGTCTAGGAATGGAAGATTAGTAACAAGTATATCTTCTGGTACAGTTGGAAGTTATACATTGCCAGGAGATGGAAATTATTGGGATCTTAGCATAGATAACGATGGAAGATTGATAACTACTATTACTGCCAGTAGTGATTATGATGTTATTACACTTAGTGATAGTGGTGATAATAATATATATAGATTAACATGTAACATAGATGGAGAATTAGTACTAAGGTCTATTTCTTATGGTAAAGTTGTAAGAATGACAATAGATGGAATTGATCAGTATTTTAGTTCTAATTATGGAATAATAGTTGATTCACATGCTACAGGGGTTACTACTAATTTACAGCATGTAATAAATCAAAATTATCCTTTTGGTACTACGATTTATAATAGGATAGGCGATGACGCTTGTATTTGTTTTTATAAAGGAAACATTCAAGATACACCAACGGGAATGAGCGAGTTGTTTGTTTCTGATGCTTATATTCCTATAATAAAGCATGGAGTCCTTTCAAAGGCTTATTCTCATGATGGACCGGGAAGAGATGAGAATAAGTCTAAGATTTTATGGGCTATTTTTCTTTCTGAGTGTAGAACTTTAAAAAATCTCTTCCAGAGGCAGTAGAAATAAGAATAGAAATAAGAAAAAGCAAGAAAAATGAGTTTACTAATAAACGCATTTGAAGGTGGTTGGCAAAACAAAGCTCGTCATGAAAGAATGAAAGACGATGCTGTTTATATGATAAAGGATATATCTTTTCATATAACAGGAAGGCTTACGTGTAGAGATCTACATGGAAGGAATAGTTATTTTTCTTCTATGTCTTACACTGAGCCGATAAGTAATGTTTTTCAGGTAGATGTAGAGGGAAGAAATAAAAGGTTAATTTACTACACAGTAGGAAACACTTTATATTGTTGGAACTCTGTTACTAATGATACTAGAATTATTTCTTCAAATATAACTCCAGGGACGCATTTTAGCTACACTGCACTAAAACCAGAGCTTAGTGATTATACTTATATCTTCATGACTGATGGTATAAGTATGCTATCTGATAATGGTACTTCAACTAAAACCTGGGGAATAGATCCCCCTAATGGAGTACCTACTGTTGGATTAAGTGCGGAAAGTGGTTATTTAACTGTTGGGAGTTATAGATATGTTTACACTTTCTATGATGCAAACACTGGAACTGAAAGTGATCCATCTCCTGCTAGTGCTAGTTTTAGCGTTAATAACAATGAAGCTATTCTAGTTTCTGATATACAAACATCTGATAATGAGAGAGTTACTTCCAGAAGATTATATAGAACTCTAGCCGATGGTGGGAGTTATTACTTAGTAGCTACAATTCCTGATAATGTTACTACTTCTTTTACAGATAGAATGGCTGATTCTGAACTTTCAGTAAAAGCTACTACTGATCAAGGAGTTCCTCCTATAGGTGATATTGTTGTTACTTATATGAATATTATCTTACTAAGTGGCGATCCTAATTACCCTAACAGGCTTTATTTTTCCATTCCTACTAAGCCTGATAATTTTCCTAGTTCTTATTATGTAGATGTAGGAACCTCTGATGATAGGATTGTGAACTTAGTAAAGTTTTCTAATACTGTTTTTATAATAAAAGAAGGCGGAATTGAGAGGCTTTATGGCACTGATCCGGATTCTTTTATATCTTATCCTACTAGATCAGATGTAGGAACCTACGCTCGTTGGAGTGCAGCAGTAGGAACTGATGGGATTTATTTCCTTGGTTATGATGGGATTTATAGATTTAACGGAGAGCGGTCAGTTAAGATAAGCACGGCTATAGATAGTATATTTGGAAAAAAACCTGATAGTTTGTATGATATAATAGATAAAGATTCTGCTGGTGATATTGCTAGAGGATGTTTTTTGAATGGAGTTTATTATTTGCTTGTTCCTATGAAAAGTGTAGATGGCAGTGTTGAGAATAAGATAATAGCTTTTAATACTGTAGACAATGTTTGGAATTTGTTTGATATAAATGCTAATTATATAACAGCAGATCAAGGAAGAGGAATTTTGTATGGTTGTATGAGTGATTTAGAAAATGATGGTTTTTATACTGTTTATGAACTAATGAGTGAGTCTTCTAGTTCTTTTGATGATCCTAATCCTATGTTTGTTACTAAGAGTTTTGACATAAGAAACATAGGTGATTATAGCACTGAGACTAAGCAAGTAGGTGGTGGGATAGTAGTAAAAGGTAATCAAGACATAGGATGGTTGAGAGAATTTAGAGTAGATGGCAAAGGTGATTGGAAGTTTGAGTTTTATTTAGACAGGGAGTTAAGACATACTAGAACTATTACTGGGTTGAATAATAGTAATATAAACACTTGGTATGATTTTGAGCCTAAATTAAAAGGAAGATATTTGTATATAAAAGCCACTGCTCAAGGAACTAAGCAACCTGATAGTTGTTATATAAATGAAATAGAAGTTAAGTAATAAAAAGTAATAAATAGGAGTTTTCTAAATGCCAGGCGATGCTCCTTATAGAATAGAAAGCGATGATCCAAGAGATTGGAAAGTAGAGATAAATAACATCTTTGCTTTTATTTATACTAGAATCAGCAAACTAGAAGGAAGACAAGGAGATAGTAAGTTTTATGGAAACATAATAACAGAAAATGATTTAATAATAGATGAAAACTCAAAAGGAGTTATTTTCAAAGATAACCAAGACCCAGCCAGATATTGGCGTTTAAATATAACAGCTACAGGAACTAGTCCTACAATAAATTTAACTTACTTAGGTCCTTCGTACTAAGGAGGTAAACAACTATGGCTTTTGATTGGGGTATGATTAAAACTTTCGCTGATGTAGCAATAGGTGCTTATGGTTTGTATGAAAATAGAAAAGCACTTAAAGATGCTGAAAGATTAGAACAACAAGCTATTGCTCAAGGAGCTAGTAGAATAGAACTAAGCAAGGATTTATATAATCTTGAACTAGCAAAAACAAGAGAGCAGTTAGCTACTAGGAGAGATTTGAAGGAAATAGCTAGAAGAAACTTGCAGCTAGCTGAAAGCATGTATGATGATGAAAGTGCTAGAAGAGTAACTGGTTTAATGAGAGCCTTGCTAGAAGGAGCAGAGCCTAAAGAGTTAAATGTTTTTCAGCCTTATTTTAGACAAGTGGATGAGAGCTTGATGGAAGAGCTTAGAGGAATAGATAGTGATTATAGAAAGGCTAAAGAACAAATAGCCTTAAACACTCCTCCTGGTGGCGTTAGGACTAGATTACTTGCAGAGCTTACCACTAAAGCTATGGATTTGAAAGGAAAAGCTCAAAGAGAGGCGTTGCAAAGAAAGGAAAAACTTAATCTTAGTCTAAAAAATGAATGGCTAAATAAAGCTATGACATTTGGTGAAATGCAGCCTAGTAAGTTAGCTTCTGCTAGAACATCTGTAGGTAGTTTACTAGCTGGAAGTCCTTTACCTGATTATGCTGGAGCTAGAAGTTCTCTTAGTGGAGTTGGTCCTACGAGTAGTGAGTTATTAGCAGATGCACTTAGTAGAAGAAAAGACGCTGAAAGTTCTATAAAAGACATTTCTGGATTACTTCATGATATTTGGGGGACAGAGCAAAAGACTAATAAAGATGAGCCTGTTATAAATGTTATCTTAGGAAGTTCTTCTAATGAACCTATTAAAAGTACAGAATTAGTAGAACCTAAAAGGAAGGCAAAGACAACTACTTTATTTAGTGATCTAACTATGTTCGACTAATGATTAGGAGTAAAAAATGACATTCGCTGGTGCATTTGCAGAAGGATGGTTAGGTGCAGAAAAAGCTACCAGAGAAAAAGCACAAAAGCAAGAGACTGAGAGAGATAAACAAGCTCTTAGTGTTTATACTAAACTTCTACAAGGGGGCTGGAAACCTATTGATCCAAGTAAAGGATCTTCTGAGGGAAGTGTTGTTCAAGTAGGTAAACTTGGATTTTTAGAAGAGCCTCCTGGTAGGGAAGGTGAACTAGCTGTTAGAATGAGAGAGCTTGCTCTTAAGGAAAAAACTGCTGAGCTTAATCATATTTTGGCGCAATTGAAGGTAAAAGGTGCTATAGATGAAGCTGAGTTTAGAGCATTAAAACAAAAATGGGAAGCTGATTTATATAAACAAAGAGTAGAAGGCAACAAAATAGGTCTTTCGAGGGATGAAATAAGAAGGGATATAGAGAGTATAAAAAGAGAAACAGAAAAAATAAAACAAAAACGTGCAGCTGAAGGTGGGGGTTACAGAAAGCCATTTAAGGTTAGAATCGGAAATAAAGATGTTTTTGTCAGACCTGTTCCAGTAAGGGATGAAATAACTGGAGAAGAATATTATACTCCAATTGAAGTAGAAGGTAAACCTGCTATTGGTGAGCCTAAGCCTGAGACTGAACGAGAAATAGAAGCTAGAAAAGCTAGGGTTCAAGTTACGTTGCAGAAGTTAGAAAGTATCATAAATAGTGAAAAAGGCACTATTGAAGATAAGATAGGCAGCATTGAAACATTTAATAGACTAGCACCTAGGTATTATATGTATGTACCAGAAAAAACAGTAGGTAAAGGCAGAGCAAGACGTGTTGTAATTCCTAAAATTCCAGGAAGTAAGAGATTATCAGTTAAAGAACTAAGTGATAAAGCCTTTTCTTTACAAATGCGTCCAGAAGAAGCGTTGTTGAAATTACTCTTAGCTGCTCCAGGACCTATGACTGAGCGAAGAAAAGAAGATATAAAAGCCTTAGCTAAACATCTTGGGATTGATATTAAGAATGTTTTGAAGGGAAGAGAATAATGGAAGATATTCTTAGTCAGCCTTTAGAAGAGCTTATTGTTAAGAGGTTTTCTAAAAAAGAAGATACTAGTGATGAAACTACAAGAAAACAGAAAGATCATTCTGTTGTTGATGATATTTTATCTAAGCCTCTTGGAGAACTTATTAGCAAAGAAGAACCAGAAGTTAAAGGCCAGCAAATAAAAGAGCCAATAGAAAAGCCTGAGGTAAAAAAACCTGAAACAAAAGAACAAATAATCCAAGGACCTAGGCTTTCTGAACTTGATGTTGATAAATATCCTGTTTTTATTGCAGGAGCTGGAGAGAAGTTTATTGCTTCCAAAAAGCCCGAGTTAGCCAGTAAAAAGATGGAAAAGCTAGTAGCTGAATTAGCTACTGCTGCTAGTTTGTATGATTATGCAGAGTATCTTAGGAGCTTAGGTTATGATGAAGAAAAGGTAAAAGAATTAGCTTCTGGTTTCAAAACAGAGGCTATTGAACCGGATCCTTGGTTTGATCCTGTAGATGCAGCACTTGTAGCTTTTACTAGTGGTGGTTATTTAGCTGCTAAAGGTGCAAAAGCAGCCGGAAAAGAATTAAGTTCTCGTTTGTTGAGCGCTCTGAAATCAGGTAGCAAAGCTGCTGTTGGTAGTGTTATTTCTGAGTTTCCTACAGGATTAATAGCTGATAAACTAGCTAGCGAACATCATCCGACACTCGCCTTTTTAACATCTATTGGTATAGGTTTAGCTAGTGGATTGCTTAGTCCTAAGAAGATACTTAAACTAGGCTTGAAAGAAGAAGTAAGAAAAGCTGTAGAAGAATTTCCAGACGAGACTAAGAAGCTTATTTCTAAAGATGATCTAGGCATAATAATCGGCGAAGATGCTGAGGTCTATCTTAGCAAATTGCCTCGCAAGAGAGAGCCTGGAGAAGTTATAAGTGGAATTCCTAAAAGACAAGAAGCTACAATTGTGCCTTTACCTGGTCAGAAGGAAGTTAGCAAACATATAGTACCTGAAGCAGAAAAAATAAAACAAGCTGCTCTTAAAACTCCTCTTCCATCTAAAGAGCCATTAGATTCTGGAAAAAGTGTTCTTGAGAATATAAATAAAATAAGAAAAGCTGCTGGGTTGCCTACTTATAAGCTACCAGAAACACCTAGTAGCACGATAGAAAAACTTGCAACTAAAGGAAGAAACACTGAAGAAATAGTTGATGATATTTTAATGAAAGATAATAGTATTAAAATAACCGATCCTAATGCTACTAGGATAAAAATAAACAAAATTTATGAAGGTGGAAGAGCTAAGGAAATCATAAAAACAAAAACTGGAATTTGGTTAAATGTTGTTAATAAGAATGGGAAAAATATTTTAAAACCTATTACTGAGAAAGATATTGAAAAGTTAACTAGATCAGATCCTAGCGTTACTACTGATTTTCTAGGCGCTTCTACGCTTTATAATTTCATAGCCAAGAATCTAACTAAGCCTTTTAAGGCTTATAAAAAACCTCCAATAGAACTAAGCGGGGATTATATTAGAAAATACGGCAAATCAGGGATGCATGTAATAGTAAAGCAATCTACTAGAAAAGTTCGAGATCCAGTTACTAAGCGAACAATTGAACTAAAACGCCCTGCTGTTACTGCTTTAATGAGAGATGTTGTAGAAGATATAGAAGATCCTAAGTATCGCACGGAAGCAGGAGCACTTATTAGTGAGTTTTGGCAGAATCCTGATAGGTTATTTGAAAGAATGGGAAAAGGAGTTAGAGAGCTTTTCTGGAGGCCATTTAAGAGAGCTGATAAGTTAATAAGTGTTGAGAGAAAAAGAATTGAGAAGTGGTTAGGTGGGTTAAGAAGAAAGCTAGGAATCAGAAGCGCAAAAAGGGTAGGAATCTATGGAATAGCCCAACAAACAGGTGGAATGGCTAGATTGAAAGCTATGGGTGTAAAAGAAATTCCTAAACTTACTAAACGAGAAATGAAAGTTTACCAAGAGTTTAGGAATGCTTTTGAAGATTTTCATAAAAGACTATCTTATGCTAGAGTTCTAAGCGGAGAACCTCCTTTACCTGAGGTGGAGAATTATTTTACCTTTGTTATAGATATGGCCAGAATGGAAAAAGCTGGATTGAATGTACTTACGGCTAAGCAAAATGATATTTTGAGGTATATTCTTCCTAGCACAACTGGATTTAGATTTGCTAAGACAAGAGATTTGAGAAAACTTTATCCTTTAGAACTAGATGCTTTTGAGATTTTTAGAAAATATTACCCTAGTGCTTTAAGGCATATTCATTATTCTCCAGTTATTGCTATGGGAAAAGAACTACTAGGAAAACTTCCTAGTGGGAAAAATCCTGGAGAGTTTTTCAGACTACAAGACAAGGCTCCTTGGGCACATAAGTATCTTTCTGAGTATTTAACTGCCATGGCTGGTGTTAAGCCTAAGTGGATGATGAGTAATACTGTAGCTGATAGAGCATTGACTAAGTTAAACAAAAACATCCCAGGTGCTTTGTTAGTGTTAAATTTAAGAACTTTTCTTCTACAGCCAACAGCTGTAGTAGGAGCTATAGGTTATTTAGGACCTAAGTATATGACTGAAGGTATTGCAGGTCTTATGCAAGAAGGTGCTTTTAGAATTATGAAAAAACGCATGAAAGCATTAGGAGGTGCAAAAGGAGCAAGTGAACTTGCTGATACATTAGATCCTAGATCAATGGATGCTAATGTAACGGCATTATTAGAAGCTATTGGACAAGGAAAATTTGCTAATATAAAAAGACAAGCGACAAAAATAGGTATGTTATTTACTACGGTTTTAGACAAAATAACTGCAACCGCTGTATGGCATGCTGCTTTTAAGAAAGCTAGAAATTTCTATGGAATAACTGATTTGCAAGAAGCTGCCGAATTTGCAGATGATGTAGTTACCAGAACTCAAGCCTCGGGGGCTCTTGCTGATTTGCCCAAGATAATGCGTTATACGCCTGGAAAAAGTTTGATGCTTCTACAGACGTTTGTTAATAACCATTGGAACATGATGTGGCATGATATTGCAGGATTTAAAAGTCCAGCTGCAAAAGGAATTAGTAAAAAAATAGTTTCGTCTAAACGAGTGTTGGATTTTTTAATAGCTGCTACACTTACGAATATTCTTTATGAAGATTATCTTGATATGAATTCTCCTTACCCTACACCTATAAGAGCATTTCAAGAAGCACGTGAAGAAGGAGCGGAGATTCCTAGTGCATTGTGGAAAGCTGCATTGGAAAATTTAGAACTAGTACCTGGCATTGGAAGTAGCATGAAATATGGATCAGGTATGTTGGGAGTTTATAGTAGTTTAGGAGAAAATATTATAGATTTTACAAGAGATCCTTCTTTATTAGGAGCTGGAGAATTAGTAGGAACGCTTAGAGGAATACCAGGAACTATGCCGGTGTTTAGGTATTATGAGCGTTACGAACAAGGACAACCTTTGTGGAGTAGACTAGGTGGCAAGAGAGTAGAGCCATTAGATACAAATATCTCTGGCGGAATAGGCGGAATAGAAGGCTTAGGTGGGTTGGAAGGGATAGAAAAATAAACTAAGAATTATTTATATTTTACAGAAATATAACCATTATTATCAAGAACTAGGGTTAGATATTTATGTGACTGATGTCTAGTCCTAGTTTTTGTTTTCTTTTTTATAGGCAATCTAGTATTTATTAGAATAACATCTTCTATGCTAGTAGTTAAAATATAAGTTTCTATCTTAGTTTTTGTCAAAATATCTGCAATAGGTTCTAGTTTGTTGTAGAGGTTTTTTATTATTAAGTCCTTTTTATAACTCCTACTCATCAAAAACCCTCTGTAGGTTTGAAAATAAAATCCCTAGCTTTCTGATCATAAACAGGCGTGTCGATAAGTTTAGCTGCTGATAGGTCTTCTATTATTGTTTTTAGATTATTACTAGAAATCTTAGAACCATATTTTCTAAGCAAGGCACTTTTAGTTATTCCTTGTTTTCCTGCTTTTATTATCTCTGCGAGGATTGTGTCTTTGTATTTAAGAGTAGGATCTTCTACTACTCCTCTAAATGCTCCTGCCATAGAAGGTTCTATTGTTTCTAGAAGTTTTTTACTTGTTTTCAAAGTAGCTTCATCTATTACTTTAGAATCATCTTTTGCAACTGATAGGATCATAGCTATTTTTAAAATAAGCTCTGCTTTTCTTGCATAGTAGCCTCTTAATCTTTCATCTTGCCATTCTTCTTTTCTTTTATTATACCAAACAATATAATCAGCCTTAGCTTGGTCAGTAAGGACGAATTTACCTTTTATTTTTGTTCCTATATGAATGAGATCATCTAAGAGATCTTCTTTTAATTTTTGTACTTCTTTTGTGATGAAATCTTCAGGAAAAGGAATTGATTTTTCATCTTCTTCTTCGTAGATATAAGTAAACCTACCTGTAAAACCGCCATCTATATCGTTAAGAGAAGTCCCAGTTACTAACCATTCAGGAGTTGAGCATAAAAGGACATTTATACATACATTTTTAAAAACAAACCTACCACCTGTTTTTGTGTAGTAATCTGTTTCATCCTTGCAAGTGTAAAGGTCTGTAAGCATAGTTACTAGTTCGCTTTTATTCAAATCTCCCATTAAGTTTTTCATCTCATCTGCATAAATAGTACAACAACAATCTCGGTTTTTGTTAGCAAGTGCAGAGAACCAGTCATAGATATACCAAGAAGTTCCTTTTCCTATAAGAACTTCAAGATCAGGAATTGCTTTTTTTAGTTTTTTATTTTTCAAAAACTCAAAAACTCCTATGTTAGTAGCAGTTGATTTAGTAATACCTGTAGGGCCTACTATGCAAATGTAAAGATTAGGAAATGTTTTAAAATAGCCTCTGTCTAGATAGACATTTCTTCTAAGAACTGAAGCTATTAAAGACATAGCTGTCCAAACGTGGAAGGTAGTAGGCGCTTGTTGATATTGAGAGAATTTTACATAAGATTGAATCCAGTTAGGTTTGCATTTTCGAGGCATAAGTAAGAACTCCGGGTTTAGTTTAGTAAGGTAGAAATAGTTTTATTTGTGGTAGATTGAAGTTTTTCTAGTATAGCTTCTACTAGAGTTTCTTTGGATTTAGGAATTGGTTTATTTAATTTTGATAGAAGGTTTTTTTCTTGATGTTTTGTTCTTCTAATAAAACAAATATGTCTCCATACGTAGTGGGCTATTTCGAGAATTTGCATAGCTTCAACTTGGAGCTCATCAAACAAAGCTAAGGCTTGTTCTTCAGATAAAGAATAAATGTCTTCTTTAGAAGGTAAATAATTTGGTTTCATTTTTTACCTTTTAGTAGAAGTTTTATTTACAGTATAAGAATCAATTCCTAGTTTGCTTAACTCTTTACTACATTTCTCACAGTATTCTTTATTTATAGGAATCTTTTTCCCACATTTTAAACAATATACTTTTGTGCTTTTGTAGAATTTCTTATATTGCTTTCTATGGTTTTCTTTATTTAACCGCTTTGTTCTCTCTTTAGCACATTCAGGCGAGCAAGTTAGTTTATTAACTCTTCCTGTAAATAACTTCCCACACTCGGAGCATTTTTTTACTTTAATAGCATGAGCACCTGGTTTTATTTTCCCTTCTTTTATTAAAGAAACTAGTTTTCCTATGTATTTTCCACTTATTTCTGATTTCAAACATCCGCAGCTTTTTACTTTTTCTTGCATCAAATCATGTGTGGATGCGTAAGTTATATTTCCACAATCACATTTACATTTCCATGCAGCATATTTGTATGGGTTTTTTTCATGGTCTTTAGATACACGCTCAAGGATTGTTAGTCTGTTAAATCTCATTCCTGGTTTTAGATTTTTTGGGTTACGTATTACTGAGAGTTTTCTTCCCATTTAGTGCTCCTTTTATTTTCCATACCAATTAGTTTTTGTTTTTCCCATATCTACAGGAATTGCTAGAATATCATCATGGATTGTTATTTCTCTTAGTGTTTGCATATGGTAGATTATATAAGGTTTAAAGAATTCTACCTTATCAGGAGGTAGAGAAATAAGCAACTCATCATGCACTTGGGCTCTTAGTTTTACATAAGAAGGCTTTATGAGCCATATTCCTAGAAGGGCTAAGTTAATAGTATCAGCTACCGTAGATTGAGGAATTTGAGCATAGAAAGAATAAAGAGTTTTTGAATCTATTTTTCCAGTTATTATTCGTTTTCTTCCATAAAAGGTTGTTATTTGTCTTTCTTTTCTTATGGTATTTTCTACCCATTGATGATAAGCTGGAAGTTGAGGGACTACTCTAAAATAATCACTCATTAGTTTTCTGGCTTGTTCTACGGGTTTTTTTACTTGTTTGGCAAATTTTCTAATGCCCATCCGATAATTCGAACCATATACTGTGGCCTTTATATCTCTATACTGACTATCAGTAAGTTCGCTTATTTTCTTATGATGAACCCATTCTGCAACTACAGCATGGATTTTTTCTCCTTTATTCATCCGGGCTTTTAGTTTTTCAGCTTTCATCTGATAAACAATCACAAAAGCCTCTGCTTGAGCTAGGTCTGGATCTAAGAAAACATCTCCATCATCTGGAATGAAGATTGTTCTTAGATATTTTGGAATATTTTGGATATTAGTACCTTCGTCTTTTTCATTAGCTTTTGAGCTTAGTCTGCCTGTGTTTGTTAAGCCATAAGAGGTTTTCATCCTTCCATCAGGAGAAAGTTTAGCAGATAGATAAGTTCCTAGGTCTTTTGATTTTAAAGTTCTAACACAAAGAATTTGAGCTAAGAGTTTTCTAAATCTTGGAAACCTAGCCTCGAAATCTTCTAAGGTTTCTTCGTTTACTTTGAAATTTCCTTTTTCTGTTAACGGAACAGGTAAGCCTAGGTCTGCTAATAATTGGCCTACTTGTTTTGAAGAATTAGGATTTATTTCCCTTTTTGCCATTTTGTTAAGAATATCTTGAGCTATAGGAAGTTGTTCTTTTTCTATAAATTCTCGCCATTCAGACATTAGTTTAGTATCTACTTTAATACCTTCATGTTCCATTTGGAAAAGCGCTCTTCTTAGAGGCATTATATAACCAGTGAAGAAATCATAAAGGTTATAATCTTTTAGATCTCTTTTTAAGTTTAAGTAAGATCTATGAGTGCCTATTGCGTCTTTGCAGTTATAGGTCCATAAAACTTGGTCTTTAGGTAGGTTTTTCTTCGACCAATCTTTTACGTCTTCTTTGTGATAGTTCATATCGGTATAGACTGACATTATAAACCCAAGATCATGTCTAGCGTCTGGATGAATGAGTGCATGGGCATACATAGTGTCAAAATGAGGATGAGAAGGATAACCTAAGAGTGGAAGCAAAAAGTGCATATCATAGTGCATATTTTGAGCTATTTTAGTAATGCTTGATTTTTGATAGATTTTACGCATTAAGTTTAAGAGCATTAATTGCTCTGGTTTTGTCCAGCGATTTTTTAAGCCCTTGTAACGAAAGGGAATGCAAATTGCAGAATTTTCATTCTTAGTCCAACCAATGCAGGTTATTATTTGTTTATTAAAAGTTTCTATATCAAAACAAGTTGAAGTAGAAGATTCATAGATGCTTGTTAAGAAATTCATACACTCAGTAAAAGTAGGATCTACAAGCATTTGGAGTTCGTCTTCTAGTGAGTTAGTTTTTAAACCAAAACCTATTTCAGCAAAGCGTTTTATATCATGGCGAACGTAAGGATAGAGGTTCATATTTCCACGTTGAAGATAAGAAGGATGTAAGGTAAGCATTACTTTTGCACTTACGCCTGGGATTTTGCAATCAACTACTGATCCTCTTTGGTTTAGGATTCCTTTTAGATTAGTAAGTGCTTCCATAGCATATTTGCCAAGGGCTAGGATTATGTAAGGGTTTACTTTTTTTAATTCTTCTTCTAAGTAAGGAATGAAATCATTTATTGTTAGGCCTAATTCTTCTAAGCGTTCTACTTTATTTCCTGGAGGTTGGATTTTTATTACATTTGTTATATACATAGTAGAACGAATTAAGCCTACTTCTGAGAGAAGTTTATCTAAAAGCATTCCTGCTTTGCCTATGAAATAAGCACAATTTTCGTTTTCTTCTTTTCCTAGGGATTCACCTACGATGCAGAGTTTAGTAGGTTTTACACAAGAGGGAAGAACTAAGTTAGTATTTGCTTTTTGACATTTTTCAGAAAGCAGGTTATAAGAAGAGAGATTTCTAGGATCATAAGCTAGATTAGTAGTTGAGTCGTTTATATTATCTTGTATTGTATTTTGGATTTCTATTTCCATTTTTTATTCCTAAAGAAAATGAGTTCTAGTAAAAGACCTATTTTGTCTAGGATGAAGATTATTATTAAATGACCAGTTGGTAGTTTGAAGTCTTCTGATGAGAAACGCATTTTTAAGTTTATCTTTCTATGGTAGTAAAAGTTAAGATTCCAAGAAAAAGCAAGAAGCTATAGGCTAGTTTTTCTCCTGGAGAAGTAAAAGAAAAAATTGCATGGTTAAAAGCTACAAAAATTGCAATGGGTAAACAGATACTTATTACTTTTGATAATCCCATTTTTATGCTCCTTAATTTGCAAGTAGTAAAAGAAAGCATCCAATTGAGTATAGCATAAGGCCAACTATTACAGAAGAGTTTTTAACGCCTAGAATACAAATAAAAACACCTGTTAGCATTAACAAAACAGCAATTGCTACAATTACTTTGTCATCATATTTTGTTTTTGTAATTTCCTTTTTACATAAGCCTTTGAGCTTTTTGTAAAAACCTTGCATTTTTTTCCTCCTCTTATAAAGAAGAAATCTTTTTGGTTATAAGAAAAAACATCTATTCTTGCTCCTTTAATAGTTGTTAAGCCATGGTATTGGAGAGCTAGTTTTAATTCTAAAGGAGCTAGTTCAGCAATACCTATAGGCTTAGGTAGAGGAGTTAATAAGATTAGATTCATAAGAGCCAAGTTGCAAAGAATTAAAACTTGGATTATGAATCTAATTATCATAGTTATTTTTAGCCTTACTTAAAATGTCTTCAAGAAAAGTTATATTATTAGATTCTAAATAGTCCATATAAAACTCAATTGATTTTCGCAAAAAATGCGCCATCATTCCATGGTAGCCCTGGGTGTAATTGACTATTTTGTTATAAACTTCTTTGGTGACTTTTACTCTTACTTCTTTTTGCTTCCTGGAAGGCTTTTTTTGTGTTTGGGTTTCTTGTACTTGGGTTTCGTCTTTTGACATTTTTTGCTCCTTTCTTGGTTAGTAATTAAGTTAAGATTAAAATTAAAATAAAATCTAAAACTAAGATAATTTCTTTGCTCCTGTTTCGGGATTTATATTATGAGTCTTTAAAATAGAAAGCAATCGGTTAATTTCTGTATGCAGTTTTGAGATTATTATTTCTTGTGTTTTTATTCCTAGATTTTGATTTTCATTATTAGTTGGAAACAAGCCTTCTACTTTTGTTCGTGTGGTCCAAGAGTCTAGGATTCTTATGTCCCTTGTGTAATCTGTTTCTGCATTATGAGAAGGAACCGCGATACGTATTTCTGTATTACATCCGGGGCAAGTTAGATTTTTTGTTTCAAAACTTGCTTTAGTTATGTTGTTTGATGAAAATAAAGGTGTTGGTATATTAGCAGAATATTCCATTTTAATTAAAGAAACAGCTCCACAAGAGCAATCGAGTAAGAAGAAGCTAATAATCATTTGATTACTCAAGCGCTCTTCTTGTAAATGAATCCATTCTGTGTTCATCATATATTGATTACAAGAGCTTATCTTGATTACTTTCATAGCTCTCCTAAGGATAAGTTATAATTTTATAGTTTCGTTTTTAATATCTTCTAATGCGTGTAAGTAAAAATGCTTAGCTATTTGCTTATAAAGAGATACAAAACTAAAAACACGTTTAGGGTTATCTTCAAATGCTTGTATAACTGTATTGAAAAACTCGCTATGTTTATCTATTAGATCATACATGTATTTTGTTATTTTCTCATTTGTTTGAATACTCATTTATTTTTCCCCTATAAAATTAATTGGATTATTAGTTACTTCAACTTCGCCTAAGTTAGTTACTATAATAGTTGCTTTTTCTATATCAATATAAGGATCATCTTTGTATTGTTGAATGATAGATTTTATTACATCTTCTTTTGTTTTTGCGATTACATACTCACGCTTGGTTAGTTTATCAATTCCTTTCAAAACTCCAGTTAGAATTCCTCCACTTTCTAATATTATAATAGGATGAAAAAGAAATGCTCGCATTTTTAGTTCCTTTCCTGGATTACTAACTGATAATAAACTCCTGATGACACGTCTCGATTTATTTCAGTAGTTGCTACTTTGGAGATTTCGTTTATTTCTATTTTAGTAGAAGATAAGTATGTATTTTTAAGTGTGGTATAAATTAAATTATATGCTTCTTCTACATTAGAAGCAATCACATAAATTGATCTTAAATGTTCATTGTCTACCATGGAATGCGTTCTGTATAAGTTTCTAACTTCTGACATTTTTACGCTCCTAAGTATTGTTTTGTTATTTAGTTTATCTAGCAGACCCTAGCTTAGGTGCGGCATTCTAAGTAAGGCCTGCTAGATAGTTAAAAGGTTAAGCTAAGAAGTTAACTAAGAAACAAGACTACTACAGCATGTTAAGAAGAGCTTCAAGTTCTTCTTCAGACTTGTCTTTGAGCTTTTCCTTGAGGATGGCCATAAGAGATTTGGGCTTTTGAGCAGCACGGAAAGCATTAGTATACTTAGCCTTACGAGCTTTAAGATAAAGCTCAAAGATTTCAGCTTCGCCGTCTACTTGAAGAGCTTCTTCCATGGTTTCAGGATACTCATAGTCGAAAGAGCCGATTTCTTTTCCTTGGGATTTTACGTTAATGGTCATAGTCTGCATAGTTGAATTCTCCTTTCTTTTCATTTAGTTAAAGGTTAAGGGTTAAAGGTTAAAGATTTAATAAACAAACTTATCCACTTCATTACGCTTTTTACCACTAGGATCATCCACATAGGTCCCAGTCTCATCAGCAACTTGCCTCGGGACTTCTTTTATCCGAACAGTTCCACCAGAGCCAACATATTCGTCAGTGTTAATATTACCTCCATCCCAAGGCTTGCCTACTGACTTGCACAATGAAACCAGAAACCCAAGTCCTGAAGTATTTACTTCTCCAGTATTAGGATCAATACTAGGCAGAGGAGTATTGTAAAAAACAACAACCTCTGCATTATCTTCAGGATGGTTAATTGCAAGTTGCCAGGTAAGCATATCCCGGCCGCTTGAGGATTTCTTAGCCTCTACGCCCTTGATGTAGAAACTATAAGTCCCATCAGGAACTGTTTTAAACTCATCAAGGTGCTTTACGTCATCATAGTTGACGCCAAGATTGATTACAGGCATTCAAAACTCCTTTCGTTTTGGTTAGAGGTTAGGTTGAAAAGTTAACTAAGAAACACGGTTTAGAGTTAAGCTAGAAGTTAAGCTGATAAATTACCTTTTTACTAAACTCTTGCCTATATGTTTAACCTTCTTCTGGCTCTGGCCAGGAAGGTTTAGGAAAATCTTCCAGCCAGTTAGAAGATTTAACATCTGAGATTATTTCCTTAATAGGTTTAGTTGATTCTTTTTTTCCTAGTTCTAAACAATCGTTTATTATTTTAGTAGTAACTTCTCTTGATGCTTTTATTACTACGGATTTCATTACTATGATAAAGTTATCATTTATTGATTTGGTTATTTTGATTTCCTCTGGGCTGGATATTATTTGCCAGTTGAAGTTGTTTTTCATTTTTGTTTTCTTCCTCCTTTGTTTTTATATTATGTAATTTTTCAAATTCTTTTATAAGAATTTCTGCATCTGAAGGGATTTCTTCTTTGAAATCTAGTCTAGATTTAGCAGTTATCAAACCCGTGCCTTTCGTGCGTAGTAAGTATAGCTTGTTTTTTCCTTCTTGACGAATGAAAGAATGATAAACTTCATCAAAATAAAGCGAAAGACGATCGGCTAATTTGCCTGTAACTAGTGGTAAGCACCAAGCATGATTTGAGATTTCATCTTTTCTATATTGTTCATGAGCTATACAAAGAAAATTTATGTTTAGGTTCTTAGCTGTAGTTATAAGTTCTACCAACTTTGCCATTTGTTGTCCCCAATCAGGTTGAGTTGGTTGGCGACCTACATGTTTGTTTGTGAAGAGCACAAAATTAAGTACCAGTTCTGAAATAGTAGTAAGAGAATCAAAAACTATTGTTTTAGGTTCTAAGTTACCTAATTTTCCGGTTTTTTTGATTTCTTTGAGAATTCCATCTATTGTTAAGTAACCAACTGGTTGTGGAAGAGCTTTATACTTGTCTTGGATTTCTACTCTAAAGGTGTTATTTTTAATTTCTTCTGAAATTACTTTTGAGGATTTTATACTAAGCCATCCATCATCGGTGTCTATGAGAAGAACAGGCCCTAGTTTTGCCCATGTGGAAGCAAAGATAGTTTTACCTGTTCCTGAAGGACCATAGACTAGGATGTTGTAATATTCTTTTTTTAGTTTTCCTATTGGTACTGGATCCGGAATTTGGATTTGCATTTTTTCTCCTAAGGATAAGGATAGAAGTTAAAAAGTTAAAAATCTAAAGATTTATTGCTCCTTGATTTAGTAAGGAATTCTTATAATCAATTAAAAGTGTTTTTACTATTTGTGTAAGCTGCAAAGGCTCTCCACAATCAGTGAATTTTCCTCCGGTTATACGAGAAAGTTCTTTTAAAAAGTCTGGATTGTAGTCTCTATGTGAAGAAACATTATTACTTATTCCAATTGTGTCTATGGGAATTTCCCTATGTAAAGGTTGAGAAGCTGCTATTAGGATTTCTTCTTCCGAACTATCAGTTGGGTGTCCATCAGTTATGAGAATTATATGTCCTGCATCAAAAGACCAAGCATAGTTTAGAGCTTCTTTCATGTGTGTGCCACCTAAGGCAGTTATAACATCTATTTCTGATTCGTTTATTTGCCATAGTTCACTTTCAAAGGCGATGCAATTTTTGGTATACTTAAAGCATTGTTTTAAGGCTAGTTTTAAGCCTTCTATTTTTGGTCCTCTCATAGAGCCACTTATGTCTGCTAAGATAAAGCTAGGTTTTTGTTTTTTACTTGAGCTAAGAGAAAAACTTTTAAGCTCACTTAGAGTTTTGAATTTTTTACTAGCTTTTATCTTAGCAAGAGTTTGTTTTCCATTTGTTGGAAGATTTTTACTTTGCACCCTTGAGACCTCCTTTAAGTATGTTAATTTAAGTATATCAATTTAACAAGAACTCTTCGAGTTTATATATCAATTCTGCGATTTCATCTCTTAAGGTAAAAATTCTACTTGCTGAAGTGTTTAGAACATCAGAGAAAGTTGGAGGTGATTTTTCTGTCAAGTCTTTTTGTTTAGAAGGTGCTTCTGCTCTGGTTTTTTCATCTTTCATTAAACGTGTTGTTAATGTTTCCATTTGGTCTCTAAGTGCAACTAAGGCTTCTATGGCATTATGGATTCGAATGTACTTTGGTTCTGCTGGTTCTGTTGGAATTCCCATTGTTGTTTTGTTACTCATTTTATGCCTCCTTTAAAGTTAAAGATTAGCTTTTACCAGAAGCAAGAATGTTTTTATAAGCTATATTTATTCTCTTCATTTCATCCTCGCTTCCGCCCTGGTCTGGATGATACAACCTAGCCAAAGTCTTATAAGCAGCTTTTACTAACTCCAAAGGCGCCCCTTCAAGCAAGAAAAGATCAGCATAATCGGAGCTTTCTAGTTCTCTTTCTGGAAAATCAACTAGTTGAACTTCATCGAAGAATTTATCTAAAATAAAAACAAGAGTTTCTAGCTCGGATTCTTTTATGTACCAGTATTTGTTGGTGAAATCAAAAAACCTACTACTAGCAGGAATTGATTTTTTAAGTGTTTCTATAAAAGAAGGATTATAACCAGTAGCTATTTGAAGGACTGGTTGGTTGGAAAAAGGTGCCAAGTAAGGGTCTTTTTTTAGATATTTAATAGTAGCTATAGAAAGACCTTTAGCTTTTTGTTGTTTTTGTGCACCTAGTTTTTGCATCTTTATTCATCCCCTAATGGAAGGTTAAGAAAAGAAATACGTAAAGTATCACCGAAGGCTGGTGTTATTTCCAACAGGTTAGAGTCTCTAGGTACGTAATATCGTAAGAACATCGTTTTATGTTCTTCACACCATCCGCTCATCCAATGTCTATGAGTATCTTCAACATACGAGTCTATATAGATGTGTATTATTTTTGAAGCTGCTGTTGGAAAACTTATCTTATAAGCCTCAGTAATTTCTTGCTGTAAAGGATCTATATAAAACTCAACTAATCTACCTCTCTTGAAAACTGGACAGAATGTAAACTCAGCTCTTCCTAGGTTTTCAGTAAATGGAATGTATTTTAGTTTAAATGGTTTAATAGTTGCTGCATTTGGAAACATATTAAATGGTTTAAAGGTTTTCATTTTTATAACCTTTCTGTTTGTAATTTTTACTTCTTCTTGTTTTATTTTTAAGCCATATAATTCTAGGATTAGAACGCTTAATTTTAAAAGGCTGTTTTTTTGATTTCTTAGGGTTATCAAAAATATAAATCCAGATGGTAGATTTCTTATTCCATTTTGTTATTTTTGCTTTATGAATGTTTCCATCATCAGTTTTGAATTTTATGTATTTTGGCTTATAAAGATGCTTATGCTTGTAGCTCTTTGTCATAATGATAGCTTTCTAAGAGATAGTTGGTTTCTTCTATTTCATAGTTTATTTCTGCAATTAAATCATTTATGAAATCTTCCCAGTTGTTTAGTTGAGGTATTACATTAGACGGAAATTCTTTATAAATAACTCCATTATGTTCTCGTACTATCCATTTTACATTTAAGATTGTTAAATTTTCTCTTTCTCCTGGAGAATTCCAAGTAGAAGGAATAAAAGGTTGATAGGAGAATTCTATTTCTACAATTCTACTAAAAAGAAGAGTTTTTATTCTTGAGTGCATTTTTCTTTCTTTCTTTCTTTCTTTCTTTCTTTCTTTCTTGGTCTATCATCTAGTTTCATAAGGGCATCTAAAACACAATACTTACAAAAATCCCCATCATTCCAAACGCCATTTTTTCC